GAAAATCTCATGCCGCTCGTCGAGATCAGATCCTAAAAGTGCAGTTGAATTTTCTGGGCATTTGACGAGGTCGAAAGGACCTTCAACCAATGTCAATCTTCGTGACCAGTCGATGTTGAGCTCATTGAATATGACAGGATTTTTATCGACATCAGGGTTGTCGTACTTCGGTTTTTTATTTCTGTCGAATGCACGGGCTGTGAAGTAATTGAGCTTCCCAGATGCGTCGAACGATGGCATGATGATGCGTCGATACCATCTCGGTTCAGCTGAAAGTCCTAATTTAAAATACCACTCATCTCTTTCGTCAAGTCCTCGAGATATGAGATATCTTCGTGCTGCCTTGACATCAGGATCTGACTCGTTGGAAGTTGCGATGAGTTGAAAATCAGCTGGTAATGTCAGGGGCTGAACGTCGACAACATCATGAGACATGTCGAGACGATCAACGCCGCACATCAATCGATAAGCTATTAGTTGATCCTGAGTGCCATACTTACGAAGTAACGGAGCCAAACCTCGTGATTTCCATCCGCATGTCCAGCAGTGATTTGCATCATCAGTCGTCCTGATGGATAGTTTTTTCTTGCTTGGGTCATTGGGCGCGCAAATTGGGCACCTGACATCAAAATTGATGCCATTACCCGATAATCTTCCACGACCGAAGACGGATTCATAAAAGCTGAGACGATCTGTGACTGTTGCTACCAATATACTTTCATCATACCATCAGCCATCTTCACTTTTCAAAAGACAAGTTGCCCTTGCTATCACATATGCATCGGTGGCATCTCTGCTCCACTCCTCGTCCTTACCACTCTTCTTCTTGGGCCACACAACATGTTTAAGATCATGTTCAGACATGTATTTAAAGACCTGCTCTTTTCCAGACATGCCAGCGATTGCAGTTCTTTGCATTTTGATGCCGCACATTTTTCTTGCAGATGCAGCTGGGATATATGAAGGATCCACTCCAAATATTCCTCTAGCGATGTATGAGGTGATGCCGTTGAATCTCATCAGTGTCGTGATGGTCGCAGCGGAAGACATTCCTTTTTGAAAACCCATTAGAGGTTCTTCAACTGCTAAAATATAATCACCTATAAATTTTGTTTTGATGTCGGAAAGATATCGTGTTGTGTAGTCGGCTTTTTCCCAAAGAGTTTTGAATTTTTTAAATTCGATGTGATCTAGATGAAGTATGTGTGAACCTGAATCATCCGGGTTGATTTCAGGATTGATGAGACATATTCCTGTGCAAGAAGTGCTGACATCAAGACCGATAACAATTTTAGGCACATTCAATTATTGAATCATGCAGTGACACGTAAACCTATGTAGAATATTCAATTTATAGAATACCCATATCCTTTAGTTCTATTTCTGTGAGTAAAATGTAGGTGGCATCGTGGGTCATGCACCATGTTCTTGCAGCTTCGGCTTTCTTGATGACGGTGATGTGTGTCAGTTTTCTTTTTGGTTTGATTTCGATGACGTTCTTTGAACCATCTCTGTATTCGACAAGAAAATCTGGATAGTATTTGCGGATCTTGCCAGTGCGTTTATTTGAGATGTATTCGATGACCGTCTTCTCATATGACCAGGTAAGAACGCCGGGATGTGAATCCAGGTATACGCAGAATTTTTGTTCCCATCCGCTACGATATTTACATTCTCCTGCCATGGGAGAGATATGCAGACCGCGATGGTATCTGCCCTTGCGTTTCTTTTTCTTTGGTGGCATCTAAGGCTTCAGATCACTTTACAAAATCTAATATTAAAATCATCTATCGAAAGAAACTTTAAACAAAATTTTATCGTTCTCGCGCTTCATAATTGGTTGAGCAAGCTTGGCTCTAGCAATCACATTCATGTTATCGTCATGAAAATTTATACCACTAATATAGACAAAAGTTCCATCATCACCAGGATCAAGAGATGCTTTTAGCTGATCCTTATTGGCAATATAAGATGCATTTGAAGAAGAGTTCAGCATGCCAGGTCCTGCAAGAATCTCGTATTTTGTTGAATAAACAGGTCTAATTCCTTTAAAGGATATGTCTATCTGATCTTTTCCAAAGAAATAAAGATGAGGATTTTTTACAAGAATAATTCCTTCATCATAAAAAATATTTCCTACAGAATTTTGAGTTGCAAGATCTGTAAAGGAATCAGCTCTATAAAGGTTACCAAAGCCGTCATCTTTTAAGGTAATAGAAACAGAACCATGGGAACCCGAAATACTAGAGTCTTTAATTGTAAAGCTACCAGGAAGAATTTTTCTTCCATAATATAAGTTACTGATATTAAAGAAAGTAACTTGATTAGAAGACGGATCCAATAGACGTTGAAATATTGTGAGAGGCATTCCTTGCTGAATACCTCTGTCAAAACTATAATCTTGTCCACCAGATGCTGAAATTGCCGTAGCAATGTTTGCAATATGTCTTTGAACTGCAGGCCCTGGAGGGGAACCTGGTATTTCTGGAGTTGGGCCGATTAGGCTTTGTGAAAATTCTTTATGTGTATCGCTATCAGGATCGTAAGCACTTAATCCGCCTGCTGTTGCAGCTTCAATTGTAACCAAATTATCTAGATTAATGTAGCTAATGTCAAAATTTCCATTTGAATCAGCATAATGATTCTGAAGTTTTTCGCTAAATAGTAGCTCATAATTGGGGTCAAAAGTTCCGTCATCACAAGGAAGAACAGTTAAGTTTCTCTTAGCAGTTCCTTTGCTTTGATAAAGAAAATAATTGGCTTCTTGTGCATCTGTCGTGTAATCAACTGTTGAAGCTGAAAGCTCCATTAGTCTTGGAAATCGATTCGTTGAAAAATCTTTAGTGAAATTTTCAAGATTAATATAATGACCAGCTACTCCAAAAGATAAGGCAACATTAAAAGGATCGTCAGTTGTTCCATCTATTTCAAAGAATGGAGTCTGTAGTATCCCGCCATGATCTCCGACAAATTTTCTAATTGGAGTTTCCTCTACAAAGAAAGGAGGAAGATAAAATGCAACATCATCTTTTACTAATGACTCATTTCCTATTCCTCTTGACCCAGAAGCATTTATTTCATAATCTTTAAGAAATTTTCTACGAATTGTAATGTCATGAAGTTCAGCTTTAAGAGGGTGTCTAAATTTATAATGAGCAGGTGATTCTGAAGGATCATCAACAAGACTGTAAACACCATCTCGTGTTGCTGGGTTGGTAGCAAAAAATAGGCTTTGAGCTGAACCACCGAAATTATGTCCTTCATAATAGTTTCCTACACAGAGGACGTCTGGATTTAATATATTTGCAGCATGTTGAGGATTAATGGTTCCTGAAGGAATAACAAAATCTCCTTTGTTTATTCCGTCTACGACGAACGATCCAGTTCCATCATTTATAGACTGAGTACCCCATCTAACAACAACATGATGCCAGTTGTTCCATGATAATGAATTATCGTCAGATAGAAAAACTAGATCCTTAGGATAATTTCCTGGGATAACTGACGAAGGAGGATAATCAGCGCTATGACTTAATTGAAGCTGTAACCTATATCCTGTAGGAAGCCCTCTTGGATCTTTATTTGACCCGGTAATTAAAGAAAGTGCATAACTGGAAGATAGATGAAATATTGTTCCGGCTTTAAAGTGACCGGCGTCTATTCCGTCAACTTGGTATCTTGGATTAATATGAAAATCGAAACTAAATGCACCTGTTAGGCAGTAAGAGCCTGAAGCATAACCAACGGTAGAAGGAAGTTCGGCATCTCCAACATTAGGATATAACAACACTGAAGATGTTGGTATAAATCCGCCAGTGTCAGTAAAAAAATTTATCGAATGATAATTTGTATATGCCCAATTTGCATGAGGATAAAATGTCCTATAATAAGGAATTAGGACATCTTTAATGTTGTTCTTTAAAAGTGTATGCTTTGTTAGATTAGGTGAAGGAGTAAATCTTCCTATTTCAAGAACATTGTTAGGCTTAATTGATGCCTTGTCTACTAGCTGTACATAAGATTCAAGCTGACCTAATATAGGAAGCCTGAAATCTCTGTTTGTAGCTGCTTGATTTCTGAGCTTACTATATGCAGAATCAAAATTAATATCAGTATGAACGTCAGGATTTGAATCATCATAGACCCTGCGTGGGGATGTAGTCTCTTTTTCAAGAGATGATCCCCGGGCAAAGACTTTTACTGATCCTGTTATCCCATAAGAGCTTGAAGAATAATGCCTAATAGGTGTGGTTACTATTGTAAAAGTCTCTACATCATCTTGTGTGACAGGAATTATAGCCATTGATTACCTAAATATGGCACAGATGGCCATTGAAATAAGTTATAAGATTTTTAATAATCAAGGCGGACGCGGAATGTTAAATCTCGGCTGGGATTCTTTTCAACTGGTCGACTCAATTTTGCTACAGCCAATAGTCCTCCCGAATCATCATAGAGACCAATTGTCGTTACATAAGTAAATGTCTCTTGATTCTCGTCGGAAATGCTTTTATCATAAATTGTCAAGTGACCGTCGGAGTCAGTATAAGTTGGATTAGATGAATAATTAAAGTCATCGGGAAGAGCTCTACAGAAAATTAGAGAAGAATTAATATTTGTAACGTTCTGGAATGTTATTGCGGTCATAGCGCCGTCGCCAAACCGAGAATAGCTAAAGTGATCAACAATGTCATCAACAGATGCAGACACCATAAGATCAGGAACAACTTTTGACTTATTGTATGTTTCGGTTCCAAGACCTCCTAAAACGGTTTTTCCTAAAGGAGTCATTGCTGATATAGTACCAGAGATAAACTGAGAACTAGATGTGATCTTTTCAATGTCTAAGACTGCAATACCTGAGTCATAATACATGAGACCAACAGTTTTTGTTGTTGAAGAAGCATCAACAAGGTAACCATACTGCCCACCAATGTCAAAATATCTTGAATCTGCTGCTCCAATGTCAGTAAATATTGCAGAACCTGAATTTGATGTTATAAAAATATTTGGCTTAGCTGGTGTCTCCGTAGTGACAAGACTTGCAGTTTGATAGAAGCGCATTGCAAAAGTCTCACGTTTAATTTGATCTCTTGAAAAAAGCCTTTTAAATGCAATGAATAGCGCAGTATCTACTGGTGTTGTTGTTTGAGTAGTAGACAACGTTGCATCTACTGGGAGCTGAAACATATTTGCTCTATTTCCTAACAGTGTCTGCGCAAATTGTCCGTAAATATCAGTCTTTTCTCTCATCATTAGTGAGCTGCTTGGATACAGATATTTTCCACCTGTATCTTGTCCAGTTGAAGACTTGCTTGCTACACCGGCAGTATTTGTTGTTGTTCCACCTCTAATTGAATCAGGTGAAGCTAAACCTATTGTTATATCAAAAACGGGGTTAGCAGTCTGAAGGGTGAAATCCTGGTCATATACAGTTTGAAATAGAGAAGAAGTGACGCCAGGACCAATTCCTCCAGTAACAAATACTTGGTATTTTCGACGAGAAACAGAAGAACTAATATCTTCTTGAAGAACGTCAATTAGTTGATTTAAAAAAGACCTTGTTGTCTTTTTATCGGATGCATTTATCTGTTTTAATATCGCCATTTCAAAAAATCATCCTTTTATCACGTTGTCAGTGCATTATACGACACTGGTATGTCAATGGTGCATCCATGTTGTTCACCAACTACAGTTATATAGCTGTATATTGTTCTAGATTTGTCATTCCCTGACACTCTTTTTCCATAAATAGAAAGAGTAGTGCTATCAATACTTTGAGCTGTGACATTAAACGATATAGTCGTTGTATTAGAGGTTGTTGTTGTAAATCTATATGTTGCTATTCTATTTGGGTCGCCTGAATCAACGGAAGTTCTTGCAACATCTGGTTGTGTCAATTTTCCGCCATTAGGGCTATCAATAGTAAAAAATCTATCAGGAACTTTTATTAGATAAGATCGCTGAATTATTTCAGGTGGAACCCCTGTTCCAGTACTATTACCAAAATAAGTGTCCAAAGAGACAGGAGATGAAGTAGAGCCACCAGATTTTTGAAGCACAACAGTTGATTTTGTCTTTAGAACAGGAAGGTAATTGGTCGATATTGACGTACCATCGTTTTCTCTTCCAATTAGTCTATATTTTAAAGCAATACTTGGGTTAGTAAAAGCTTCAAAAATTGGTGTATTCTTCTCAATTTTTTCTTTTCCTACTGCACGTCCATATTTTTTAATAAGCTTGTAGTCAACTTCATCGTCTCCTAAGGCATAATATGTGATGCTGAAAGCATTATTTGCAGATGCAAGTTGTTGACGCCCATAATCAGTTAAAACAGCATCAAGTATCACGTTATTTGTTGAATTATCAAGATATCCCATTATTGATTTCTCTATTTTCTTTCTCTAATTTACTATTTACAACGAGATAATCTGCTGATTGTCCTGCTTAAAAATATGGAACATGTCAATGTTTTTACCTTAAATGATCTTATTACTTCTATGAACTAGTTAAATTGGTCGAATCATTGATGTTTATCTTTATTAGTTGACTTTTTTGATTGTCTAAATTAATTAGCTGAAGAACATAATAAGGGTTGTTATTTTTTGCGGAAGTTACTGCTTCAACTATCTTATAAGTTTTGTTGTCTTTATCTTTGATTTTTAGATATTCAGGAGAAAAATAAATACTCAATTCTTTTGTCTCATCTCCTGAAACTCTAATTGAATCTTTAAAAGCATCGATTCTAAGATTCATGTTAGGATAAGGTTTAGGTGACCCAGAGTCACACACTACCTTTGAAACAATCTTATTTTTATATGAATCAAAAACTACCTCGTGTTGTTCTGAATAATTAGATATCATGCCATGAGCATCAATGCTACATATTGAATAAATAAAAGATTCATTTTGAAAAAATTCAGTATCAACTGTAAACTCTTTGTCTCTATGAAAACAAACAAGGCTTTCTGAGTTTTTAATTAAGTTTCGATATTCTGGTGGTGTGTTAGAAAAATTATTGGCATCTACAATTTCTCCTGTAGTGTATCTTGTATTATCAGGCCAACCCGGATATGATCTATCAAATCCATATTGTGCTATGAGCTCAAATGGAAAATCAATACTCTTTCTTCTAAAAACTTGGTATTGCTTTATATCTTTTTGAGGATTTATTGGTGGATCCCATTGAACTATTAAATTTCCTTCATCATAATCAAAAGTAAATTTTAAGTTTTCTGGTTCTGGCGGAGGAACAAATTCAAGACAATTTACATGAGTTGGTATTGGTTTTGAACTTGTATAAATCTCAGAGACGCTAACACTTGATCCATCAGGTGATCTAGTAAGTAGTTTTACACTAGAAACGGCTCTTACAGTATAAACATAAGTGACACCATAGAGCGGAGTTTTATCTACAAAGTTTGTAACTGATGGATCTTCAATAAAGAAATTCTTTTGTTTTGTATATCCTTCAGGTGTTGACCAATATCTTTCAATAATGTATCCTATCATTTTTATAGGCTGAGAACTAAAAGAAGAATATGATTGGCTTGTTTTACCAATGTTTTTTATTACAACTTCATCATTTACATTCTTCTTTAATGATGAAATCTTAAAAACATCAAGATTCTTGTTCTTTTCTTTTGAATTTCTAAAAATGTCTGGAATGATTGAATTATTAATCTTGACATTGATTGACAAAGAGTTACACAATGATTCAAGAAGATCATCTTTATCAGATAATCGCCCAGACTCATCATAAACCCTAAGACCAAGTGAATCTTTAGGCATGTTAGCAAGATTTGAATAAGCACTTGAAATTGAAGACAAATGCTGATTATGTATTTCGTCATCAGGGTTTGAATTTGAAGATATTTCTTGAATTTGTTTTTGTGACATTTTAAAAACACTTTCAACGTTATCCTGGGATAATCTGCTGTAATTTTCAAGATCAGAGCTTCCTTGCTCTATTGAAGTAATATCAGAAAAAACATGAGACAAATAACCTTCATTGAAGAAGTTATCTTCAGACATTATTTTTTCAAAGTTGTTTTCAATGCTTCTTTCTTTTGAAAATTCTCTTTTGCTAGAGTCATTTTTTTGAATCTCAAAATTAGAAAGAACAGAAGAGTTCCATCTTAGAGTTACATATCTTGGTAAATTTTTTAAAGAATCAACAAGAGAGCTTTTATATTCAGAGACTCTCTCGTCAATTGTGTAGTAGTTATAAGTAAATTCAGATGATAACTCTGAAATCTCGGGAATGTTGATTTCATCAACCGATATAGAGGGCTCTGATATATTTATAGACACGATAATTTAACTTCCGCTTCCATAGGCTTGATTATAGTCAAATGGTTCAACTGTTGTAAAGTATTGATCAAAACTCACGTCCCCGGGTGATGTATCTCTGTGCCTATATGGAATTTTTTTATTAGATGTGTCAATGTTTCCTCCAATTATTATGCCATTCTGTTTCATAATAGCAAGAGTTGATGAGTCTGACTGCGACTCATCAATTTTAAAATCATCGGGGTCAAATATTATACTAAAACATCTATCAAATTTTTTAGGATATGAGGCTCTTCTTTTGTGAACATTTATGTCATGCATCATAGTTTCTCGAAGAAAATATGAACGCATTGAATCAGTTAAGTCTAAAGCTGGGCTTACAGTAGTACTTGATTGAATTTTTTTATTTTGTGACGAAACAACATTCTCTGGCTTTATGTTGTTCGTCATTTTTGAAGGGAAAGTATATTTGTTCCCACTTAGAGGATCAGTAAATTGAACATTAACTGTTGAAGAATTAGTAGGAGCAGCTGCTGTCTGATTTTGTTGAATATTTAGGCTTATTGTATTTAAGTAGTTTTGATACTGAACTTCTATACTATGTAAAGTATTTGACATTTTAGAATAATGAAAATATCGAGTTTCATCAAGATTACAATCAGTAAACCATCTTAGGTATTCTTCTGCTAAGTAGCTTTTTGCATGATTAGAATATATCTCTACTTTTTGATCATCAGATAAAATAGTTCCATGTGTATCAAATGCTTTAGAATAATCATCATGAAGAGTAAATTGAGAATTTAAGTAAAATTTTGTAGGAATCTGTAAAATATTAGTTTCATTGTTTGAAAAATTATTAAAATTCCAGTTACCAAGAACTCTAGTTGGAAATCTTGACATTTCAAAGAGATAAGACTGTGGAATGAAAACAAGCTCTGGGTGTAATCTGTCAACTTTATATATTTTAATTCTAATTATATTTTTTCTGATTGCTTCTTGAGCATTTGCACTTGAACTTGTTGAAGATAAAGATCTTAACATTTTTGGTGGAATTCCAATTGACATGATCTTTTTGTTATTTCCTTTTTCTAAAAGAAATTCTTCTGACTTAAAGAAAGAAGATAATAGAAAATATGATAACAATTCAGTGTCATTAATTGGCAAATAAGAAGAAAAACCCTTTGGGAAATCAGCAAAAAAAGGAATTGAAGATAATTTAGATTCTGAATCTAAATTTGTATTTATTTTATCTGATAACTCTGAAGAAATATAGTTTGAAAGAACTAGCTGCTCTTCAGTGAGAGACATTCCTAGTAATGCATTTTTTTGAATTGAATTTAATTCTGTATCTAATTCATATAGCGGAGAAACATTTGCAATATGTTCACCAAATTTTTGTCCAAGAAAAACTGAAAAATCTATTAAAGAAGTATTAAGTTGCGATACAAAGTTTTTCAAAATTCCAATTTGAGAATTTATTATTGATTTTTCTGTAACCAAATATGATTTTGCAAACTCTATTGGTTGAACTTGAATTGGATTATTTCCAAGAGAAAAAGAACCATTATCTGATCCTCGAGATCCCATATAGAAAAAAGAGTTTATTTCAGTAGACAGAACTTCTTTTAATACCAGACCAGTTTCGTAAGCAGTTTTATTATGATATCCATAATTTCCTAATAAGCTTTCTGGAGACATTGAAGATATAACTCGTAGAATCATATCAAAATAAGCAAAAAGATAGACAATTTTATTTATCCCTGAATAAACAGTAGATGATTTATTTTGTAAGTCATATAAATCAGAAGAATTATAAACTTCTTTCATTATATCAAATACTGTTTTCCATATTCCGTTTTCTAAACTTATTATTTCTGTACTTGGAGCAGAAACATCAGTAATAGTGTTTCCTGAGTTATCTGTAACAACGATATGATCAGCAAATATTCTATTTTGATTTTTAGCTTTTATGTAATCATCAAGTTCAATTGATCCATTTTTTAGAATTTTCATAATCTTATCTTGAACTTTTTTTATTGATGCATCACTGAATGACATCTTTGAAGATTCTGAACTTGATTCAGATTTTGCTTGAAGAATAACTGCATTCATGACCATTAAAAAAAGAAGAGATTTTAAATTTGAACTTTGATATTTGTAAGTATCTGATGGAATAATTGCGCATCGAGCAACTGCAGCTGAAAACCTATTATTTTTTTCTTGATTTGAAAGATTTAAAATAACATTATATGCTAATCCTGTTGGAATCATTCCAACTAGATTTGTTGGAAGTATGCATTTTGAATACATGTCAGTAAAATAATCAAATTTATGAAGTATTTGATTGACAAGGTCGGCTGGATCAATAACTTCTTTTTGTCCTTGATCATAGCCGCAAAATTTAGAAATAATACTTAATGTATCTGAAGTTTTTTTGAGTTTATCTGTTAGTACATTTATTCTAGATAAGTCAAAATTTTTACCATCAGGTGTATCAAGAGTGCTATCTATAAAATAGAATGAACCAGGTGTTATCTCGGATTGTGGAAGAAAAGAGCTTTCAAATGTCAATACTTTATACTGATCGCTTGAATTAGGAGACTGTACAGAATACTGGGAGAGACTTGATAAAGATCTACCTTTTCCGATAATATTTGATGATGAATCTTGAACTTCAAGAACAGAATTTCTAAATTTTCCTACAAGATAATCCCATACTTGAATATTTCCACTTCCATCATTGGAGACTGAATAACCATAATTATCAGAAAGAGTTTTAGAATTGCTTATAATCTCTTTTGAGTAATTAGACTCTTTGGCTAGTGAATTCGATATAAGTGATATATCTTTTCCAGAACCATGATATTGAGTTAATAATTCAATAGATTCACTAGAAGATGTTCGAGTTGAATTTTGATTTATTGTCTTTGTCGAACTGTTTAAGTTAACATATAGATTATTTTGAAGAGAAATTAATGCTTTTACATTTTCATTAATTGAAACATCATCAGATCTATTCATATCATCTTCGCTAATGATGTTTTTATAATACGGATTTACCCATATTCTTTTAGATGAATCGCTCTTTTCGGCAATTAGACCTGAAAGTTTATATGAATCACTATCATTGCCAGATTTGTCTCTTGTTGTTCCTATTAAGTCTCTTGTATGAGAAATTACATCTAATTTAAATTCTAATAGAAACTGATTCCATATCTTGGAATTTGAAAAATTATTTATATCTTCTTTTTTATAAGTCTTTTCCAATAAAGAAGTTTCAAAACTATAAATTGTTGATGAAGATGAATCCTTATAAGACCAATTCTTAATATTAAGTCTGCATAAAACATCTGATAGCTGAGAAAGAATATTTTTTATAAATTCATTTTCAGAGTCAAGAAAAGTTTTTAGGTTTTCAGTATTTGAAGAAACATAATCTTGAGTGTCTTTGTTTTGAGACAAAATATTGATTGCATTTTTTGCAGTCAAAAGAATGGAGTTTTCCTTTGTATTCAATGCATTGCTTATAAAATTTTCTTTTCCAAAAGAAAAAATAGGAATAAATTTAGATGTTAATATTATGCTTGGCTGGTCTTCAGAAAGCCCGGAATGAATTGAGTATTTTTTTAAATTTTCATTTGATATTGTCGATGTATCTGTATTAGAAAAATCTTTTATTGACTTGGTTGTAACTTCAGACCTAATAATTGAAGGTGAAGCAAAACTAATTGGCGGAATATATCGAGATGTTTTTTGTTTTTCTTCAAAAGGAGTAGCATGATAAGTGCTATTTGATAATTGAGAAGAAGTACCGTTGACTAATTTAGAAGATTTCATTTTCTATTTACTAATTGTTATGAAAGGTTGGAATTAAAACTGGTTTGATTAGACCGTCAACATCTATAAAAATTTCATTAGAGTAACCTGGATCATCTATTGAAAAATCGTTCATAATTGGTACTATTATGTAATAGACGGAACCGAGATCTTTTTTATCAATTTCATGATAAATGAAATTTTTATGTGTTCTTCCGACGAAGCTTCTAATACCATTTACAACTTTCATTACTACGAAAGAATCATAAAGACTAATTTTATTATGTTCAGTTATACCTGAGTAAGACCAGCTTACTCTAACTGTATTTATGTCAAGCCTTGAGGCTATAATATTTTTCAATTGAGTCAATTGAGTAGAACCTTGAAAATTATATGATGCTGTTAGTCCATATGATTGAGAAGTTAGTGCATCATAAAGATCTATAATTGGAATTCCATTAATGTCTTCTGAATATAGTTTTCCTGTTGCAACAACAGTCGGATTCTTCCACTTATATGGAAGATAAAAACGATTACTTGCAGGAGATGGAACTGCTATGTAATTTTTAAAAAGCGTTATAGGGTCTCTTCTATAAGAAAAAATCTGATAAATGTAAGAATATTGAGGATTTATTTTTTTTATGTTTGCAATTGACTGAGAAGATTGATTATCTTGAAAAGTGCCTGCAGATACAATGTCAAATACTTCTCTTTCTGCTGTATTTAAGTTTGTTCTTACTACTTCATGCATTATTATATCAGCATAATTTCCATCATTCAGAGGAGAAGATTGATTATGTGCTGGATCAAGAAATTGACTATACAGTTCTCCTAGCTGTGACTTAAAAGCATCAATAATTTTTTTATTTTCATCAGGAGTAACCGAAACTTTTATGTCAAATGAAATGGATATATCGTTATTTATATCTGAAGAAGAGTTGAAATTATTAATAACAACTTTTATTGGAGGAGAATTTCCTACATTTGAAATTGGATGTTTCAAATGCACAAAGTTTGAAACATATTTTTTATTATTTTCTTTAATGTCATTATGAGCTGTTGACAGAACACAAACATAATATTCAAAAATTTTCCCGGGAACTAAAACATCAGAAAAAGTACATTTTTCTGATTCTCCGGCTAGAGTAGTATATGAAACCTCTTCAAATGGCAAGCCTGTATTTGATGAACAATCTCGTCTATAAAGAACAGCCGATGAAGCCGTTTTAGGAATATTATGAGCTTCAACATACACTTCATTTGCATTGGAAAGATAATAAGGAATAATTGTTAAATTTCCTATTTCATCGTATCCGGGCCCTATAACAACATTAGTGAATAAATTTGATTCTTTTCCATCAATTTCTAGTGGAACGACTCTAACAACTGATAGTTTTGAATCAACTTGAATTGAAAAATTATTAGACGATGAATTTGAAGTCTGCTTTACCTTTTTATAAGACTCAGCATTTCCAAGTCTATCAATTGACTTTAGATAAACGTGATATCCAGAAATATTTCCATTGTTTTCTTGATCATGAATGCTAATATTAATTGAATTTCCTGTTATGTAAGAACCTTTATTAGCTTTTTCATTGTTATTAAATCTTACAATTGGAGGCTTTTTTAAAGAATAATAAGCTGCCACGTGATCAGATGCAGAAAATATTTTTGTCTGTGATTCGTCAGGTATATTTGAGTCTTTTTTGTAAAGATCAAATCTTATTTTTATTCTTGAATTCTTATTAATAACTGGAACTTGTATATCGTGATTCGTTTCCAAAACAAAATAATCAAGCTTCTTGGATATTCTTGTCTGCTCATACCATTGAGAAGAATCTTCAAATTCGCTCTTTTTTACATCAGAAAGATAGTATTTTAGCATGTCAGTATAAAGCTGACTAAATTGTGAATTATCAGATGAAAAAATTTTTCCATATAAATCTGATTCAGAAGTTATGTTTTTTTCATCTGCAGGAGAGGTAATATCTTGAATATTTCTATTGATTCTAAATATTAGTTCTCTAGAATTTATATTAGATATTCCAGATGGATATGTTTTTCTAACAGGTTGTTTTTCTGGTACAGACAAATCAATTGTTGATACACTATTTGTCAGTGATGAGTTTAGAGACCAAGATGAAATTGATATTTCGTATGGTGGAGACAAATATTCTTCTTGCTTTATAAGAGTTTGAAGCATAGATTTCCCATCCAACAATTTTTCAGATATTGACTTAGGATATATTGGACTTAATTTTTCACTATTAATCTTCGGTGTAGGATTGATGATAGAATTTGTCTGTAATTTAGTTATCGGGTTAATAACATTGTTATTTTTTATAGAATTTACAGACGACTGTAAAACAGGAGACGTATCATTAGAAAGATATATGACTACTTTTTCATATTCACGAGGATCATTAAGAACATTTGTTAGAGAAATCTTGCATCTAATTTTCAAATACATAAAATTAGAATCAATGTTTTTAATTTCTACATAAGTGTTTTCTGGTATAGAGAGAATTGACGTTCTTTTACTTAATAATGGTGATTGAAAAATCTTCATACAAATTCTCTCTTCCTCTTAGAGAAAATTATTGAAAACATGTTGACGTAACATGTTGTTCCTCTATTGTCAATAAATGTTTTTCCTGCAAAAAACACTCTATTGCTAACAACTGTTGGATCATGAGTATCATTTTTTATCTTTCCAAAGTCAACAATGTCTAATTTGTGAACTGTATTTTCTGATACTTCAAATATTTGAGCAATAATATTGTTCTTATTTGAAGTCGACCAAAATAAAATATCTTGTTTTGGATAGTTTTGAAGTTCATTTAATAGACCGAAGTAACTTAATGTTTTCTCATTATCACCCCAAGAAGGATAATTTCCAAGAAGATAAGGTTGAATACTTTGAATATTAGATTTGTCAGATACAATAGAGTCGCTTACTTTAACGATTGGAGGAAGATACTTGAAATTATCAAGATGACTCATTTTATTGTCATTGAACAATGAATCTATGGCATTAATATCAGGCGGCGTTTTTGATTGAACCTTTAAAGTCTTAAAAGTTTCATTTTTTATCTGTGTTATATCAAAGCTTATTTCATTTGAAGATATTTCAAAAGAATCATCCATAAAAAGTCTATCAATTGTTGATATTGGTTGTAATTTTTTGTAGTTGTCAAAAGATGAAGTTAACAAACCTGTTATTTGTGATGCAAATATTGCATTTGTAAGCTCATCTGTATGCTGATTTCCGCCTATTGCCGCCTCTTCAAGAACAATTGGAGATGATAATGTTCCTGAATACTGTAAAATTGTTCCAAAATAATTGTCATCTCCTCCGTCAAGATATACTGAATTATTTTGAGCAAAAGATGATACAGAAGGTCCGCCAGAAGATTTAGATGATGAAATAGCAGAGCTTATTGATTCAGCAAACTGTACCGAGCCTATTCCATTTTTAGTACCTACATAAACAATATAAGGACCACCTGGAGATATTGACGACGTTATTGAACCTGCAACAATTTGTGGATTTATTAGAATGCTTCCTGTCAGCCCACTAGAATCTGAATAAATAAAGCCTTTGTTTTTATCTTGTGGATCTTCAAATATATCAGAAACTTTTATTGTTCTTCCATGATGAAACTGATAAACAACTAGCCTTCCATTAACAATGGAACCCTGCCCTGATGATCCAGACACATTTCCGTCGACGCCATTGGATGTTTTAAGTTTTATATCTTGGTGCCTAAGTGGAATGAGCTTTCCGCCATCATTTGCCTCAAATACAATTTGATCTTGAGGAAGATTGCATGCTTCAAAATATATTTTTCCAGTTGGATCTACGTGTCCGTCAATAGCATCAGGAATATATGCTATGTCAGCATCAGTAAACGTAATACTAGATACAAGAAAGGTACCTTCAGCAACTTGCCTTCGTCCTTCTGAAGTTAAGATTGCATCTAAAATTCTAGATTTGCTATCAAGTATTCCGCTCATAAAAACTCAGTATACATCAAATATTCTTATCAAGTCATTGACGACCTATTAAAGAATTTTTGATGCCAAAGTTGCTAACTCACTTCGTTCACCCTTAAGAAGTGTTACATGACCTGCAATTGAATATTCTTTAAATTTTTCAACAGCATACGTTAGACCATTTGTAAAAGTATCTACATGAACATTGTCAATTTGTTCAATATCTCCCGTTAGAACAATTTTTGTATTCTCTCCAACTCGAGTAATAATTGTCTTTAGTTCATGCATTGATAGATTTTGTGCTTCATCAATTATCATGAATGCATTTGGAATAGATCGTCCTCTAATAAAAGAAATTGCTTCAATTTCAATAAGTCCTTTTTGCTGCATTAGTTCAAGATAAGGATCCTTAAAGCCGCCAGAAGATTCTTCTGACTTCTTTTTTCTTGGTGTCTGAGATGTCATACTCTGTTTCTTTCCAGAAGAACCTAGAAGAAATTCAAGATTGTCTCTAATTGGAGCAATCCATGGCTCCATCTTTTCTTCTAAAGTTCCAGGCAGAAAACCTATGTCGCGACCAACGGGTTGAACCGGGCGGGAGACAATTAGTTTTTGATAAACTGGATTTTGACCAATTGATTGAAGTTGATCTAATCCTGCAGCCAATGCAAGCAATGTTTTTCCACAACCAGCTCGTCCAGTAAGCGTTATTAGCTTGATTTCTGGATTCATTAGAAGGTCGACTGAGAATGTTTGTTCCTTATTACGGCATCTAATCCCAAAAACATTATCGTATTTTTGCAGAGGAACGAGAGAGCTGTCAGCTGTTTTTCTTGATAGAGCAGATTTTAATGTATTTCCTTCAACGTCAACAGCCTTAAGAACAACGATCTGGTTGGGATAAGTTGTTTCTTGTATTATTTCGTCAACATTGCATTTTTCTTCATGATAAAAATTATCAATTACATCTTGAGTCGTAACAACAACTTTTACTCCAGTATATAAAGAGTCAACATTGTCTGAAACTCTAATGCTTAGATAGTCTTCAGCTTGTATTCCAAGAGAAGAGCATTTAACTCTAACATTTATATCTTTTGAAACAAGTATTGCGTCGGGTATTGACTCTCTTAGTTGAAGAACAAAACCAATAATCATGTTGTCAACAGAAGATCCTTGAATTAATTCAGGCGGAAGAAGATCTTTATAACCTGCCGTACAAGAAGATATTTTTAGCTTTCCTCCTCGAGGCAATTCTACTCCTTCTTGTATGTTTTTTCCTGCACTTAATCCATCGAGTGCTCTGCTTACTTCTCGGCAATTTCTTCCTACTTCATCAGATCTACCTTTGTGTTTATCAAGCTCTTCAAGAACAAGAATTGGAATTATTAAATCATTATCATCAAAATTTTTGAAAAAGCTTGGATCGCTAAGAAGTACATTTGTGTCAAGGATATATGTTTTTTTCATGTGTTTGTTCTTAAGTTTCTTGTACAAACTTGGTTCTTAGACAAAATATAACACATAGACAAGATGCATAAATCTAAACAAAAGACTAATTTGAAAGTTATTCAAACCACCTGTTATGAAGCTGTTGAAAAATATGAGTCAACATGTCAAAGACAAAGTTGTAAACAGTGGATAAATCATCCAATAGGTAAAAATTGCGTCTTAATTACAACGCAAAAAGGTCCACTAACATTGCGTGAAATTGGAAAAATATACGGATTGACAAGAATGAGAATCTGTCAAATTGAAAAGAATATTTACCAAAAAATAAGAAACTTTATCCTTTAAGTCTTCTTTTTCTTTTTTGTTTTTTCATCAATTAATGAAGTTTCACTTGAAACTGAAACTTCAGCTAGCTCTTTCTTTTCTTCAAGCTCATAAACAGTCTCAACAACTGTTTCTAAAGATTCTTCTTTGCTCAAATTAGTTTCTATTTCAGAAACATTATTTGCATATTCTAAAACTTCTTCTATTTTAGCCTTTTTATCGTCTACTACAACAGCCTCTTCGACTTTTCTTTCATATATAACAGCAGGTTGTAATTGCTGCACCTGAGGCTGTAGTGCTTCCTGTTCTTGTTTGTATGCAATGACGCGCCGCTGTCTTTCTTCTTGTCTCATTTTTCCTCTTATTAGTACGACTTAAGGCTCAATCAAAATAAAAGAGCCTTATAGTTCTTAGATATTTAAAATCATTCCTTGTCAGGTGAGACTGTTTTATCAGCCTCAAGAGTAAGTTTTACAAGTTGCTTCGCAGTTGCCTGAAGAAGCCTTAGGCCTTTTCTTGCTCTAACTCCTGCGGCGGCAACGCCGCGAGCATTCTTTGCTACATCAACTTCAAGCGACTCAACAAGAGACTTTATTTCAGACCACTTTAATAGAATTGCATTATCTGACATTTAAATTACATCCTTCTAAGAATAATATATTGCTAATATGTAAAAAGTAAACCTATGACGTGAATGACTGCCTAAACTCTTCTGGAAACATGGTAATATTTCTTGAATAGAATCTTTGCCAATCTGAATCTAATATATATGAGACGGCATAATCTTTTTCATTTCTGATTGATCTTCCAAAAGATTGAATGATTAATTTGGCAGTCATATAAGGATACCACAGCTTATTGCGCTCCATTCTTTTCTTAATAACAAGATCTCCAAGATAAGGAAATGGGATTTTACACAATATTTGAAATCTACTTGATTTATCAGCAAGATCTACTCCTTCCATCATAGAAGGACTAAGCAAAATAGTTGGCTCAGAGCATTCAATGTGCTTTTTTAAAACTATATCTCTATTTGAAGAATCATGAGATAGAATTCTATTAGATTTTATATTTTCTTGAAGATATTTTGAAATCTTATAATTTGTTGAATGAATAATTCCTTTTTCATTTGGATGTTTCTCCATTAGCATTTTAATGGCTTCTACAAGAACTGGTAGAGATTTATCAATTGAATCTTTTGACATGCTTCCGACAGGCAGACAATGAATTGGTCTATTTTTGACAGGAAATGGCGAAGGAATTCTAAGATAACTTACTTCACTTGCAGGCAATCCAATAGATGCGCAGAAAACATCTTTGTCAACAACGGTTGCTGACATCATAAGAAGTCTAGCACCATTTCTAAAAAAAGTCTTTTGACTGTAAAGAGAAACATCAATTGGTTTAAATTCGAATTTTCTTGCCCCACGCCTGTTTCCTTCTTGTGGGTACACAATATTCATAGCCCAATTATCTTCTTTGTATACTTCGACAAATTGTTCAATTTTTCCAATATGCTTCTCTAGCATCTCATATTGTTTTGAATAATCGCCATAACCTTCAATGTCTCCAGAAAGTTTTGCAAGATTTTTTTCAAGATCTTTTACATACTTTGAAAGAGACTTTTTATATCCTGATTTAATCCAATCAAAAACAGCTTGCTGAGAATCAAGCTTAGGAATTTTGCACTTTAGAGCATCTCGAGCAAATTTTTCAGAAAATGTAACTTCAACAAATTTTCCAATTTCTGATTCTGTATTATGACACTCATCTACGATAAGAAGAGCCCTTGGTTCTAGTTTTCCTGCATAAGTTGTTTCAGCCAAAAAATAAGAAAAATTGGTTATCGATATAGGCGAATTGATAAAATCTTGCTTTTCAAGACTATAAGTGCATTCATTTTTACATTGTTTCTGAAATTCAGTTCCATTAAGCTGCTTACCAAGTTTAGCAAGTACTCTTTTTGATTCAGAGCAAGTCTGATCAGAATAAAATTTACATCTATAGTTTGTTGATGATTTAATTGTCCTTATCAAATCTTTCCCTGACTGAGGACCAAAATCATTCATATATTGTTCTTGAAGAATCTTTTGAGTTGTAATGACATAAGCGCCAGTCATTAGCTCACCATCTTCATTTCTTACAGGTGGAGCATGAGCTTCCATATATCGTGCTATAGTAATGCCTGTAGCCGATTTACCAACACCTGTAGAGAGCTCTAGAATGACATACTTTTTCCCAGATTCATAAGAGTCCAAAGCAAATTCTATTGCTTTTTTTTGTTCAGGTCGAATACTAGGAAAAGGAAAATACTTTTCATATTCATGAAGTGGCATAGCTTCACACTATACCTAATGCTGATTAAGTTTTCATAATTACAAATTCAATCTTCACCGATGATCTTGTCTACAATTCCTAGCTTAATAGCTTCATCAGGAAGAAGGTACACATCGTGACCTGTTTTCATAATTGTTTCAATTTTCAACTTTGATGTTTTTGTTTCTTTTACTATTGCATCAACCATTTGGTCTTGAAGTCTTTTTTGCTCTTTTGTATCATTAATTACTTCAAAAATATTTCCTACAGCACCGCCTGAAACTGGATGTATCATTATTCTTGCTGACTTACCGATCATTCTATGCCCTTTTGCCCCTGAAGCAAGCAAGAGCACACCGGCTGACATAACTTTTCCAAGAGCTATTGTATGAATTGGGCAAGGAAGAAATTTAATTGTGTCATAGAGAGTAAACATCTCATCAACAGAGCCGCCATATGTTGATATAACTAGATGAATAGGTTTGTGATTTTGAGAAGCAAGATGAAGCAATTGAGCAACAACCATTGAAATTGATGACTCATTTACATCACCATGAAGAACAACTAATCTTGATGAGTCGCCTGAATGAACATTCAGTGCCTGAAATGACTCTTCTGAGTTATTTTTCTGAGAATTCCTAGAGAGCTCTGCGGTTACTTGAACTGATCGTCCCATTAGATTTCCTCTTCTTTGTTTAAGTTATAAATTTTTGAAATGAATATTTCGCTTCCCTTTTTTTCTTTTACAAAGGAAGATAATTCTTTCATATCTTGAACATTTTCAAACTCTAGAGCAAGTCGATAAATTATCAACCATCTTTGTCTATCATTAATGCCAAATTGATTAATTTCAGAAACTATCTGATGTGAGACTTTGTTGTCTGCTGCTAGTTTTTCAGACTGCATCTCCCCATATAGATTTAATTGATTATCTTGAATCATGATTTATTTTTCTAGGATAAAATATCTTCTCTGGTGAATGAGTCAACTTTAAAGAAAGTCTCGCTCATTATTCTAACATATTTTCCTTGCTTAGTACCGGCTTCTTCTTCTTGAGCCAAGATAACAAATTCTCCCCAGCTCTTATTTTCAATAATAAATTGAGCTTGTTCCCATGCATAAAGTTCAGAATTATTTCTTTCTAAAATATTGACAAGATTAGGCGGAAGTGAAACCTTTATGTCATCAATACTAATAATTGAAGAAGCAGATTCTTTTCCAGGCAATATTTCAGAACTGCATATGTCAATAATCTTGTGAATAGTTCCGCAATTATTACACTGAGCATATTTTGATTTTACTGTATCATCATCATTTATAATTGAAAAAGTTACAAACTGATGTACAGGAGGGTTTTGCCGTCCTTTAAACTGAGGAAGAATACACCTACATTTAATTAGGTGAAGCTGTCCTTTCATTTCTTTACGTGTTCTTTTATTGTTCTCTGAAAAAATGGAAGAGCTCTTTGAAAAGATTCATCTAATGAAATATTCAATAGATTTATTACGGCAGGTAGCTGAGATTCATCAACTACTATTGTCTTTGCTCGAACAGCATTTACAAGATTTGCAGCAAAAACATCCTTAGCATCATCTAGAAGAACTTTTGATTCGCGAGAAATTTTATCAACTGAATTCATTTGGTCACCTGTAAACAAAGTAAGACTAGCGTTGAGGAAGTAAATAAAAACACACTAATTAATGCCGCAAAGGTCATCTAGAGTTTTTTCTAAAACAATAAGATGATCTTTTGAAACGCTATAGTTGTTGTAGTTTTTATTCATTATAGCCGATATGACCCTTATTCCTTCGTCAATTTGCTGAGAACAAGAGTAAAAATTAATATCATCTGCAAGAGAAATTTCAATACAACAAGATGATAAAGATTTTATTCTGTTTGAAATAATTTCAGTTAAGTTTTGTCTTTCTTCGATTGTTCGCTTCAAGTGATCAATGTGTTGAATAATTCTTTGTTTAGATGATTCATTTTTTATGACTACCTTATCTTTAAATAAAGAGCATTTGTCAACAGATTTAATTGACGAAACATCAATAGACGATATTAAATTCCCCTTTAAGCTAGAAATAATGTCTGATCCGGCTACTACAGATAAATCAACCAAAGTATTGACATTATCGATGTCAAACGGAATAATGTAAGGAAATAAGCTTAAAGATCCTCTATCGTTGTTTATTTTTATAGTATGCAAGACGTCTTCTGACATCCCTCTTGAAAAAATAATACAAGAATCTTTTGTTTGAGAAAGATATTCAAGAACATGATGAATCTCAGAAACTGATTCAATATAGCCATCAATACAAATTATTTTAATGTTACTGTGCTCTTGTTTAGTAACTGGAATCTGAGTTTTTGCTTCAAAAATATTTCCTTCAGTTATTTCTATATATGAAGTTTGATTAGTTGATTTTTTTACAGATAATTTAGAATTTACAGTTGAATATTGAAGAACAGATTGAAGTATTTGAAAATTTCTGCTTGTGAGCTCTAATCTCTTTAGAGACAAGATAACATCATCTTTATTTTTTATTTCAAATTCAGAGCTTAAATTTTCTTTTTGTTCTCCGCAGAACATGCTAAGAAGAATCAATCCAGCACCAGGGCTAGCTTTTTCGGCTCTTGCTGCATGACCTAAAATTATTTCATATAATTTTTGTTTTTCTTGTAAGGCAAATTTGATTGCAAAAAAATGTTGCAAGCCTCTTTTTGTCTTTAGATCTGACTTATTATCATTAAAAGATATGGAATTTCTTACATAGATATTCTTTCTGAGAATATCTTTAATATCATTTAAATAATCATCAGAATCTTTTATCTGTACCATGAAATAACACTGTACAATATAAGTTTATCAGTGTTTCATTGTAATTAGTGTTTCTAACCACTTAAAACAAAGCGTAAGAACTCCACCACCTAAAGCAACACCTAGCCATTTTAAGATAGACCAAGTAGCTGTTTTGCTTTTTACTAAAGATTCTACAGATCTCTCAAGCGTATTAATCTTAATATTTGCTTCATCGTGTTGAATCTCAATTTTATCTTCAGATTTCTCTTTATATTTTTTCCAAGTAGAGATTTCAGAAAGCTTTGATTCAACATCAGAAAATTTCTGTGTATTTTCTAGTTTTGCTTCAGATATCTTTGAAAATAATCCATCATTCGGATCATATATTGCTTCATGAATTTTATCAACTTTGTCATTTAAGTGACCTTGATTCTCTTCAATTTTACCAATATTTGTAACAAGCTGTCCCTGACTTTGTTCAATTTTATCTATTTTATAAAGAAGAGTATCGAACCCGCCATTAAGAGCGGCGCTAGAAGCTATTTTTTTGTGTATATCTCCAAGCATTCCTGAATCATTTGTGGACTTTGGAGGAATTGAAGAGTTTTTAGGCTTAGATAAAGTTCTTTTTGTCATGTACAACTCTCCAAGTATTAGTAAGTTCTCTCTTAAATATCTTAAATTAAGCTTTTAACTAGGATTTAGTTACTCTTAAATTAAGCTTAAATAAGAGATAAGCTAATATGAACTTTAAAGAAAATATATTTATTAATCCTAATCAGCAAATAGATCAATCAGCTGAAATTATATTTGTATCTGATATGTTTTTAGAGGATTATGTAGGAGGAGCCGAGCTTACTACTGAAGCTTTAATTTCGGAATCTCCATTTAAAGTTCAAAAAATTCTTTCTAGAAATGTAAACCTTGCTACTCTTCAGCAGGGTAAAGATAAATTCTGGATATTTGGAAACTTTTCGCAAATTAATTTCGAACTTATCCCCAGCATTGTTGCAAATCTAAAATATTCAGTTCTTGAATATGATTACAAATATTGCAAATATAGATCTCCAGAGAAACATGAATCAGCCACAGGAAATTCTTGTGATTGTGCCGAAAATATTAGCGGAAAAATAATTTCAGCTTTCTATTATGGATCTACAAGCTTATGGTGGATGTCAGAGGGACAAAAGAACAGATACACTAGCTTGTTTCCGTTTTTATTGGAAAAAGATAATGTTGTTCTATCCTCCGTATTTTCAAAGAATACTTTAGGAACCATCCAGTGGTTGCGAGACCAAGCCTCTACTTCATCTAATGTTAGACAAGGTTGGCTGGTTCTTGGTTCAACTTCTTGGGTTAAGGGTTTTTCTCAAGCTGAAGATTGGTGCAAGAAAAATAAAAAACAATATGAAGTTGTATGGAATCTTCCATATGATCAAATTCTTGATAAGCTCGCCCACGCCGAAGGTTTCGTTTATCTTCCAACAGGAGCCGATACATGCCCTCGTATGGTTATTGAAGCGAAGCTTTTAGGTTGCAAACTTGAACTTAATGAAAATGTTCAACATGCAAATGAGGAATGGTTCAATACCAATAATTTGCAAGATATTCATGAATATCTCTATTCAGCACCAGAATTATTTTGGAAATCAATAAAGCTAATTATGAATCATAAAATAACTATTAGCGGCTATACAACTGCATACAATTGCATTAAACAGGAGTATCCTTTTGAGCAATGCATTAGGTCAATGATTCGTTTTTGTGATGAGGTCTGCATTGTTGACGGAGGAAGCACAGATGGAACATATGAAAAGCTTTCAAGCATAGCAGAAGAATTTAATACTCCTGACAATGAAAAAGTAAAGATTAAAATTGTTCCAAGAGATTGGAATCATCCAAGACATGCAGTATTTGATGGTGCACAAAAGGCAGCCGCTCGTTCAATGTGCACAAGTGATTTCTGCTGGCAGATGGACTCTGATGAAGTAGTTCATGAGCTAGATGCTCCAAAAATAATTGATCTCTGTCAAAAAATTCCAAACAATATTGATATTGTTTCTCTTCCCGTAATTGAATACTGGGGAGGCTCTAATAAAGTAAGAGCAGATATTCAGCCGTGGAAATGGCGACTTAGTAAAAATGCTCCTCATATTACGCATGGAATTCCATCAGATTTAAGAAGAGTCGACTCCAATGGAGATGTCTATGCCGCTGAAGGAACAGATGGTTGTGATATGATAGACAAAAATACAGGAAATAGACTTCCTCATGTCACATTTCATACAAGTGAATCAGAAGCTATTCGTCAATCGGCCATCAATGGTAACGCTGAATCACTTCAAAAGTATGAACAGTGGTTTAATGCTGTTATTCAAAATCTACCAGGAGTACATCATTATTCGTGGCATAATATTCCAAGAAAAATGAGACTATATCGAGATTATTGGACAAAACACTGGAATTCTCTTTTTAATAAGTCTCTTGAAGATACTGCAGAATCAAATATGATGTTTGATGTTCCTTGGTCTCAAGTTACAAATGAAATGATAGAAGAGAGAGCATCAGAATTTTCAGAGAAAACAGGTGGATGGATATTCCACTCTAAGTGGCGTGGACAAGTTGTTCCACATATTAAAGTCAATGTAACGGAGCCTACAAAATGAAACCAGGAATAAAGCTTCAAGAAGCTGTTACAAAACTATTGACAGGAAAATTATCAAAAAGAATGGGGGAGAAATTTGATAAAGCTGCATGTACTAGCATGTATCAAGATATATTTTTTACACTATCTGAAGTAATAAAAGAGGCTCAGATCCCACTAAGTAATGAATCTGTAAATTTTCTGTCTCAAATGTATTATGATTCTGTAACCATTAATAATAATCAAGAACTTGATCCTAATATTTTTACTCAGCGAGCTTCATTGAACAATATTCCTACAAAAGAAATTGTTCTGATGGCAACAATGATGAGCGGAACACCATTTGCTCATCCATTTATTTTTGAAGCAAAAAAACGTCAATGAACAGTGACTATAAAGTCTGTGTTGCAATCTGCAACTATAATCATTCAAAATATTTAAGTCAATCTATAGACAGCATAATATTGCAATCTTATGAAAATCTTGATATTGTTGTAATAGATGATGGGTCTGAAGATTATCTAAATGTAAAGAATGTTGTCGAGAGTAAAAATGATAAAAGAATTAGACTTATATCATTAGAAAAAAATAAAGGAAAGTGGAACGCTTTAAATATTGCATTTTCTACAACAGATGCTAAAATTTGTACATCACATGACGCTGATGACTTTTCACTTTCTTGGAGAATACAAAGTCAATTTAAGACTCTTGTTGATACAAATTCTGTTCACAATTTGTGTGGATTTATCTCTTGCTGGACACCTGATGAATTGAACATTCATGCTAAAAATGATACAACTCCTGAAAATTTAAAAATTGTATCAGGAGAAGAAGTATCAAAAATAGTTCTTCAAGGTTATGAAACGCCTGGGATTAATCATTACTTTACAGGAAATTTTGAAACAGCCGGAGTCAGTTCAATGTTTCTTAAGAAAATATGGGACATTGGTTTTAGATTTAATCCACCAAGAATGGGAATAAGAACGCTATTAAGCGAAGACTCTGATTTTAACTTCAGAGTTACAGCGGGGCTTAAGTCTACTTCAATTCTTCTTGAGAAGCCTTATCTGTATAGAAGAAATACTAGCACGAATAGAGAAGAGAAATGAAAATACTCTTTAAATATCCAACCAGGGGACGCGCGCTTAAATTTTTTAGGGCTCTCGAGACATATTATAAGCTGATGTCAGGGAAAGACTTTGAATTTGTCATATCTGTCGACGAAGATGATACACATATGAACAACAAAGAAGTCATTGCAGTTCTCGAAAATTTTCCTAATTTGTCTGTCAATTTTGGAAATTCAAAAAATAAGATTGAAGCAATTAATGCTGACATGAAGAACAAAAAATTTGACATATTAGTACTTGTTAGCGATGACATGATACCTGAAGTAAAAGGATATGATGATATAATAAGAAGTGAAATGAAGACAAAATATCCTGATACTGATGGAGTGCTGTGGTTTTTTGACGGATGGCGCCGCGACCTAAATACGCTATGCATACTAGGGAAAAAGTATTACGACAGATTTGGTTATATTTATCATCCTGAATATAAGAGTTTTTGGTGTGACGCAGAATTTACTGATGTTGCAAATGCCCTAGGACTTCAATCTTTTTATGAACAAGTAATTATCAGACATTTGCACCCAGACGTCGTAATGAGTGATCTAACTGCAATGCAAAAATTCTCAGAAATACTCCCAGAATTTATTGCCCAAAAAAGCTTTGGGCATGATGAAGTATGGAAAAAAAACAGCATCCCGGGCGACCCAGATCATCAAATTTATCTTGATAGAAAATTAAAAAATTTCGATCTATGATGAACAATAAAGCAATAGTTCTGTATCCTTACAGGGAAGACGACATCAAAGACACCAGCAATACTTCAACTGCTATTGTCAATCAACTAAGAGAAAGGGGTTATGAGATTAAAACAATCTCAATGTATGATTCACTTGGAAGTTATAGAATTGATGCTGAAAAAGATGCATTTAGTCTTATAAACGCAGGATTTATACCTGCATTTATGCTTGCATTAGATTACGGTCCCTGGACAGGACAATTTTGGAACAAAAATAACTTTCCAAATACATTACTCGTATATGAGTCCGGCGACGAGCCTCAATCACATTATTCACATGTAAAAAAAGCTTATTCTTCTGACTTAATATTGACTCCTGACTACAGGTGTTTCTCAATGTATTCAGAAGTCTTCAGAAAGAATTCTTTATGGTGGCCTCAATTTGCCATAGATGAACAATATTCAAAAGACATGAATGTTATGGAAAATATATGTGTTACAACATGTGGAGACAGAGGAGAAGTCACAAGACATATGAGTGAAAAACTTGGTAAGAATTTTGCCAACAGAAGAGCATGGGGTGACGAACATGCGAAATTTCTTGCTTCTGGGCTAATAGTATTTCAGGAAAGCAAGAACAAAGAAATTACACGAAGAGTTTTTGAAGGTGCAGCTCTCGGCCGATGTGTGTTGGCAGATAGACCTGCAGAGTCATCTCGATATTATGATCTTCTTGTAGAAGGAAGAGAAATAATTTGGTATGACGGAAAAGAAGACGCAGTCAAAAAAGCCAAACATCTGCTAGATAATCCTGACCTAGCTCTTGAAATTGGAGACAATGCAAAAAATGCTGTTAGAAAGAAACATATGTGTTCTTCAAGAGTAGCGTCACTAATTAAAAAATTAGAAGAGACTTTATGACTAAAATTAAAGTTGCTTTTTATTCTCATCAGATTGATTTTGCCGGGACTTGGAGATCTCATGAAAGAATTGCTGATATCCTGCAGCGAGACCCTAGATTTAAGGTCAGCATACTTTATGCTGATACTGTCGAACACAATCGATTACAAGCTGCAAAAGAAATTCTGTTGAACTGTAATTTCGTTCAGTTCAAAAGATCACTGCAAAAGACCGGTCCGAATGAAGGGTGGCGTCCTCTAACTGAGGACATAGGGCGTGTCGCAAAAGAAAACGATATACACATTCTTCACTTCGCGCGGAGCGGATATTACGAATGGCCCTTCACGAGCAGGATCTGCCCTGTTCAAGTAGAGACTAACATCTTTGGTTACAGAGACACATCTCCTTATCTAGACGGCACAATATTCATTGGAAGATGTTTAATGATGCCTGAAAATAAAAACTCTGTTCTGATACCAAACCCAATACCGGGCCCTTCTACTTCTTACGAAGACCTGAAATGTCTTAGGAGTGACCTACAATTGTCTGAGGACATGCTGGTCTTTGGTAGGATCGGCCGACCTGCTAACTTCACTCCTATTTCTTTGATTGCGTATAAAGCATTTATAAAGAACTATACATGGAGAAGCAAGTATCTGTTATTAGGAGGATGCGATGACACAAGGCGTTGTGTGCAACAATTAGGCTTAGAGAGCGACGTAATTTTCTTAGACTGCACAAACGAAGACAGTTACATCGAAAGGTTTCATAAGACGATAGACGTATTTGCGCACTATCGTTCTGATGGAGAAATTTGTAGTACTGCCATCGCGCAAGCTATGATGTATGGCAAGCCTGTCATAACGCACATCGCTGGTAAAAATGGTCAGATAGAGTGGTTAGGCACCGGCGGCTTTTATGCAAAAGACTCAAATGAATACTATAAGGCCATGGTGGCGCTAGCAGATCAAGATGTCAGACGTGACATGTCCTTCAAAGCTAAAAATTTTGCCACCTCGAATTTTGAGCAAAAAACAATCGTTGAAAAAGTAATAGAATTCTACCTAAGTGTTGCTAGGAGCAAAAATTGCGAGTTTTAATCATACAAGAAAGAGGAAGACATGAGAAGAATAGAAACTACAGGAAAGCCTTGTGCATACCGCGATCGCCACAGCAAGACCGCCCACGAATGTACTGCATGGGGATTGAACTATGAAAAAAATTATTGCATTTAGTTTGTGGGGCAACAATCCTAAGTACACAATTGGAGCTGTAAAAAATTCAAAAATCGCTAGCGAAATATACCCAGGATGGATACCAAGGTTTTATGTTTCAAAAAATGTTGACAAAGACATAACAAGACAACTTCAAGAAAATAATTCTGAAATTATCATTATGCCTAATGAAGGTGACTGGACAGGCATGTTTTGGAGATTTGAAGCCGCTAGCGATCCTGATGTAGAAGCCATGATTAGCAGAGATACTGACTCAAGGCTTACATTAAGAGAGTCAGCAGCCGTTAATGAATGGTTATTATCTGGCAATCTTTTTCATATAATGCGAGATCATCCTTGGCATGGAGCGCCTATAATGGGTGGCATGTGGGGAGTAAGAGCCCCTCTTCTTAGAGACATTAATAAATTAATTGAAAAATATACAAAGGGAAATTTTTGGCAAGTTGATCAAAATTTCTTGAAAGAAGTTATTTATCCAATTGTAAGAAATACTAGTCATGTAAATGATGATTTCTTTGAAAAAAAGCCGTGGCCTATGCCAAGAACAAATTTGGAATTTGTCGGACAAGTCTTTGATGAAAACGAAGAAACAGTCAAAGAACACTTAGATGTTCTTCGAATTCATATCTCATGAAATTTCTAATAATTCAAGAAAATGGAAGGCATGAAGAAAATAGACATATGAGAGAATGTTTTTCAATTTCAAAGTCTTTGAAGAGACGAGGAGTTGAAAATACAGTGTGGGGTCTTGGTCACGAAAATTATAATATACCTTTTCATGACATCATAAAAGATTTTGACGTTATACTCTCTTTGGAAAATTACGACACTGGTTGGATGCCTGATCTCGGAAATATTGACAAATATAAAATTTTTTGGAGCATAGACTCACATTGTGCTCTTCATTCACATCGTTTTTTCTGCCATAAATCAAAAATTGATCTTCTGTTAAATTCTACAAGCAGCTATATTAGATTTTTTGAAGGACTTACAAAAAGAGCAGTGTGGTTTCCAAATGCTGTAGATGATGAGTGGTTTAAGAAGATATCTTTAGAAAAGAAACACGATGTTGGGTTCTGTGGAAGCATCATAGCTGACAGAAGTCAATGGCTTTCAGCTCTGTCAAATCATATTTCTGTGAAAGTTTCAACAAAAATTCTTGGTCAAAAAATGATAGATGAGATCTCAACTTATAGAGTTGCTCTCAACAAATCTATCGACATTGACATACCATACAGAGTTTTTGAATCAACTGCATGCGGATTACCTTTGGTGACAAACAATGTCCCTGATATTGAAAAGCTTTTCAAAATAGGTGAAGAAATAATTGTATATGATTCAAATGAAAAGCTAATAGAATCAGTAAAAGAACTGCTAGCTCATGATCAAAAAAGAATTGATTTGGCAGAAAAAGGTTACAAAAGAACAATTAGCAACCACACATATGACAAGAGAATAGAGTATCTTTTAGAATTACTATGATATCAGTAATTGTTCCTGCTTATATACCGTCTGAGAAACATCACAATCTACTTCTTCGAGCAATAAAATCACTAGAAAGTCAGACATATAAAAATTTTGAAGTAATTTGTGTCTTGAATGGTTGTTACATTGATTACAAAGATATTATCAGTACAATTAAGTCCAATTTAGACATTAGATTCATAACCCTTGAAGGAAAAACATCGGGCGCAATTGCCAGAAATACTGGAGTCAGAGTGTCAAAATATGACTTCATTGCTCAATTAGATGCAGACGATCAGTATCATCCAAAAAAATTAGAGAAACAAATTCAATTTTTTGAGGACAATCCCGAATATGATTTCGTTGGAACACTTGCTGCCGACTACCAGTCAGATGGAACAATTAAAGACTCTTGTTATCTCCCGGGTCAATATCAGACACACGAAAGCATTGCTAATTCAATAGATCGTGAAAATATGATGTGTCATGGCTCTATAATGTTTAGAAAAAAATCTTTTAATAAGATGGGTGGATACAATGAAAACAATAAACCAGGAATATTCTGGTTAAGTGCAGGCAGAGTGATGTGGGAAGACTGGGATCTTTGGATTAGATCTGTCAAGAATGGAATGAGATTTTATAACATACCTGAAAGGCTTTATTATTGGTCAACAGGTACGGGGGTTGAAAGATAGACATGAAATTATTTATCGATTGCGGAACACATCTTTTTCAGGGACTGAAACAGTTTAATGAAAAAAGAAAAATTTTGTCTGAAATTTGCACGCAAAAAACAAAAAAATTCGACGTTTGGTTTTATTAGATTATGATAAAGTTCGATCATTACATAGAAAATTCTAAAGAAATAGTTTTTCATACCCATCAAGGATTTGGCGACATTATTGTTTGTTCATCTATTGCAAATTATCTTACCAAAGAATTTGATAGCAAAAAAATACTTTTTCCAGTAAAAAAGTCGCAAGAAAAAAATGCTAAAAGGTTTTTCATTTCAAATGAAAAAATTAAAGTGATTCCATTTGAAAATTATTCAAAAAACAATGTAGTCAATTGGGCAAAAAATAACTCTTATTCTTTGATAGCGACAGGATATGAAAAATATCAGTATCTTAGTGATTTGCCGTGGGATTACAGTTTTTATGAAAAAATAGGTTTAGATTATCAAATAAAATATGAACACAAGCTACTTAGCAGAAATTTAGACATTGAAGAAAAAATTTTTTTAGATTTATTAGGTAATCATAATGAAAACTCTAAATCTTTTGCTTTTGTTCACGATGACCCAGCAAGAGGATTTTCTTTTACCCCACAAACCAATTTAAAAATTGTAAAAAATGACATAAATTATGACATTATAGATTTTTTATGTATTCTTGAAAAAGCCGAAGAAATACACATGATGGGTTCTTCTTTAATGTGCTTAGCTGATCTTGCTGAATTACCAAAAAACAATCAAAAAGCTTATTATTACACTTTTAGAAATAATCTAAACTTTCATAACAAAAGAAAATGGATTATTGTGTAATAAATTTCTTGCCATAATGATATAATGTCTTTTATGCATAAATTTGAATCAGAAATAGGAAAAATTGGTAGAAGGCATTGGTTCTTTTCTGATAACGACGATTACTACTTAGCAAGATCTCACATGAGATCTTTTGCTCAAAAGATAGTATCAGAAATGAAAGAATCAAAAAATCCCCTAAACGTCTTAGAAGTAGGACCATCTGACAATCTTTACAAAGAAAAATGTGAAGAAATATCAACTGACATAATTGGAATAGAAGCAAAAAAGTTTGGTCACAATTATAAAACTCTTGATATTGCAGGAAATGCAGACTACATTTGTTCGATCGAGGAAGTTTCCAAACATGTCCAAGAAAAATTTGACATAGTAATTCTTCTTGGAATAATAGAACATGTAGCAAACATTCACTTGTTATGCGATGAATTTGACAAGATAACATCAGAACATGCCACGGTATACGTGAATACACCTTACATGTTTAAGGTTCACGGACCCATCCCAGATTATTGGAGAATATCAGAATACGGTTATCAACATCTTTTTTCTAAAAAATTTGATCTAGATTTTGATGTTTATCCACCAGGTGAATTAGGAAAAAATTCAATTCCTCTTTCTTTTAATGTATCCATGAGAAAAAAATGAAAGCTCTTTTTGTGGGTGCTGGTCGCAGAGTTACTATGGCATCTTATTTCAAATCTGACGGATTTGAAGTTGATGCTTATGAATATGATATAGATTCTCCAATAAATTTGGAAGCATCAAATATTTATCAGGGACTAAAGTGGACTGATCCGAATATCAGTAATGACATTTTAGAACTAATTGAAAAAAATAATTACGACATTGTTCTTCCATTTCAAGATGAAGCAACAAGAATATTGTCAAAATTAAAAAATTGTTATCCTGATTCTACAAATTCAATTTGTGTTTCTGAATTTCTAACATCAGAAAAATGTCTTGACAAAAAGAAATTCGAACTTCATTTCTTGGAGAATGAATCTATCACAAAGTATTATCCAAAAGATGACGGATCACATGCGGTAATAAAGCCTAGATTTGGATTTGGTTCAAAAAATATTCAATTTGTGTCAAGCTCTCCAGGCATTGTTGAAGATGATCGTGTGATTCAAAAAAGAATATTTGGAAATGAGTATAGCATAGATTGTTGCTTTGATGCAAATGGAACTTTAATAGACTATGTTCCAAGAAAAAGACTTCAGGTAACAGGTGGCGAAGTAGTAAGAAGTTGCACAGTTTCTAAAGATTTATTTGGTAAATCAGTTTTGGAAAAAGCCGTAATTGATATTTTAAAAACTTTCAAATTTGCAGGTCCAATTTGCATGCAATTCATTGTTGATAAATCAAATAAAATTTGGATTATGGAAATAAATGCAAGATTTGGAGGCGGTGCTACGCTTTCTATTGCAGCTGGATGCAATATAGTAAAAATTATAAAAGATTCTTTTGTCTTGAAAAAATCTGTTTCAAAATCTTATTCATCGAATTGGAAAAAGAATTTTTATATGTCAAGAGCATATCAGGATTACTATTATGAAAAAATATAGATGGAACGTTGTAGGATTACTATTATGAAAAAAATAGTATTTGACTTAGATGGAACGTTGTGTGAGGAGCGTCCAACCTTTGAAAAAAGTCTTTCAAAACATAAAAAAGATCATGTTGATATCGTGAACAAATGTTATGATACAGGCTACTTTGTAATGATATACACGGCTAGATCATGGGCCGAATACCAGATGACAGAAAATTGGCTAAAAAACAATGAAGTCAAGTATCATCTTTTAATTTGCGGAAAACCCCTATACGATGTCTGGGTTGATGACAGATGCATTAATCCTGAAAATGTCAGTATAGAATTATTGAAGGAGAAATTGCATGTCTGATACATTGGGCACACTTATAGACAAACTTATAACTGTTGACATGAAAATGTGGAACAACCAAGAGTTAATCTATGAAATTAGAAGAATGTCATTTAATGAATACAAAGAAAAATATTTCAACGAAGAAAAAGGAGCGGAAATATTATGGGACAAGCTAAAAAAAGCTTGTGATCTAAATATTCAAAGAAATCAATTAATCAATGAAGTTGATCAAAAAATCATAGAAATGATCGAAGTTTCATCTCAAGGTGAAAACCTAGATAACGGTAAATTTCTTCAAAGATCACATAAAACTTATTAAAATGATTCCAATTTATTCACCATATGTTGCTCCAAACACAAAAAAATACCTCAACAATGTTGTTAAATCGAATTGGTATTCATCTGGCGGATACTACTACGATGCATCGAAAGAAAAACTGAAAGACATACTATGTGCCAAACATGTGCTTCTTACAAACAACGGCACGACCGCAACACATCTTCTTTCCAAGATTCTAAAGAACAAGAAGTCAATTGAAAAAATCATCTGCCCAGATGGCGTGTATGTTGCAGCCTGGAATTCTTTTCTCTTTGACAGCGATTTAAAAATTCAATTTGTCGATTCTAATTTAAAAACTTGGAATTATGACAGAATTGCTTTAGAAGAAGTTCTCAAAAAAGAAAATCCAGATACCACAGCCGTTTTAGTTGTTCACAACATTGGCAATCCATTCTTATTAAAAGAGAAAAATTTTCTTATTGTAGAAGATAACTGTGAAGGATTTTTAGGAAAATATGAAGAAGAAAAAATGACTGGCACTGAATGCCTCGCTTCTTCTATTTCTTTCTTTTCAAATAAGAATGTTACGTGTGGAGAAGGCGGAGCCGTCATTACAAATGACGATGATTCATATCATTTAGCGCAAACAATACACGGACAAGGACAATCTTCAACAAAATTTGTTCATTCACATTTAGGATACAACTATAGAATGACCAATTTGGCAGCTGCGCTGCTATTCAGCCAATTAGAAGTTTATGAAGAAATATTAGAAAAGAAGAAAGAGCTTTTTGACTTTTATAAGAGTGCACTAAAAGATATTGAAAATATTTATTTTCAGGAAACTGAAAAGAATTGTATACATTCAAATTGGATGTTTGGTATTCGCATTAAAGGATCATCATATACCCAAACTCAGAAATTTTTTTCTATGAATGGCGTTGAGACACGTCCAATGTTTTACACTGCATCACAACAACCTTATCTGGAAGAATACATTGATTCAGGTAAGATTCAAATTATTAATAATGCAAATGCAAAAATTTTAAATCAAGAAATTGTTATCTTGCCAAGTTTTCCAGATCTATCAAAAAAAGATAGAAAAAAAGTAATTAATGTCATCAAGAAGTATTCAAAAATGGTGTCTGACAAAAAATGAAAACAGCTCTTATAACAGGTGTCACAGGACAAGATGGGTCTTATCTAGCTGAACTGCTTCTTCAAAAAAACTATTTTGTAATAGGCATCAAAAGAAGAACTTCAGTCATAAACACTTCCAATATTGATCACCTGTACAACAACCCACATTTCAAGCTTGTCTATGGTAATTTGAATGATGTGGGATCCATGTATAGGATACTTCAGGAATTTAAGCCTGATGAAGTCTATAACTTAGCTGCCCAATCACACGTTCGCACATCATTTGATGTTCCTGAAGAGACAGTTGATTCAGTCGCCATGGGAACGATGAGGTTGCTTGAGGCTTGCAGAAATACTGTACCTTCAGTCAGATTCTATCAGGCTTCCTCGTCAGAAATGTACGGTGACAATACCGATGAATTGAAGAATGAAGACACAAGAATGACGCCTGCATCGCCATACGCTGCTGCCAAATTGTTCTCACATAATCTTGTTAGAAATTATAGGATTGGCTACGGAATGCATGCTTCCGCAGGTATTCTTTTCAATCATGAGTCACCACGCAGAGGAGAGACATTCGTCACCAGAAAAATTACAAGGGCAGTGGCCCGCATCAAATTAGGGAAACAACAGTCTCTTCAGCTTGGTAATCTGGATGCTGTTAGGGACTGGGGATTTGCAGGTGACTATGTGGAGGCCATGTGGTTGATGTTGCAACAATCTACGCCTGATGATTATGTCATTGCGACTGGTGAGTGCCACACCGTCAAAGAATTTGCAAAATTGGTCTTCAAGATGACCGGTCTAGATTATAGAGAATATCTGGAGGTGGATCCTCGTTTATTCAGACCACATGAAGTTCCGCACCTCAAAGGTGATGCATCAAAGGCTCATCGAATCCTGAATTGGAAACCAAGGCACTCTTTTGAGGAATTGGTTAAAATGATGTATGAAGAAGATTTAAAAAGAGAATTATTATGAACAATAAATCAATAGCAGTCGTGGGTCAAGGTTTTGTAGGCGGTTCTCTTACCACAGTTTTTTCTGAACACGGCTTTGCCGTATACGCATACGACAAAGCTGATAAGACAGCTAAGGGAGCTCATTCTCTTTCCAATACATGGACCCTCAAAAGTATGGTCGACCACGCTGAGAGAGTATCAGAAAACAAGGAAGAAAAATTCACGGGAGTCTACTTTGTATGCCTTCCTACGCCCATGTTCGAAGACGGTTCAGCAGATCTCTCTATTGTGGAGGGAGTTCTTGATGAGCTTGCGGAGATACCAGGTGAAAGAATTGCTGTTGTTAAGTCAACAGTCCCTCCAGGTTCGACTGAAAGATGGAACAAGAAGTACGAAGGAAGTGGCCTCCACGTGGTGTTCAATCCAGAGTTCCTCACGGAGGCAAACGCTCTTGACGACATGAGAAACCAGAACCGCATCATCCTTGGTGGTCCTCGCCCATGGATTAATGTTGTTAAGCAAGTTTTTGGCACTGCTTTCCCAAAGGTACCCATTGTGAAGACTTCATCCACCACCGCCGAGATGGTGAAGTATCTCACCAACAACTTTCTCACCGTCAAGGTCGCATTCGCTAACGAGATGGCGCAGATCTGCGAGGCCCTAGATAAATCCGGACTTAATGTGGACTATGACAAGGTTGTCGAATATGCGAAATATGACAGACGCTTAGGAGAGAGTCACTGGGCAGTACCCGGGCCGGACGGGTACAGAGGATTCGGGGGACATTGTTTCCCAAAAGATGTGAATGCAATGATTGATGTTGCCGCTAAAAGCGGAGTTGACTCCAAGGTTCTAAGGGCATCTTGGGAAAAAAATCTAGAGGTTCGCAAGGATAGAGACTGGGAACATCAGCTGGGTAGAGCAGTTTCTAAAAGAACAAGAGAATGAACTAATTGGTATATGCATTATATGGTTATAATTGTAATGCAAGAAAATGAAAAATTTGAAAAGCTACCTACTGGAAAACCACATGTTTCATTCTCAGAAGTGAAGCTATGGAAAGAGTGTTCATACAGGCATAATCTTTTTCATGTCAAGAAGCTTGATTTTTCAAAGCCTTCTCCTGTTCTAGAATTTGGTACTGCAGTTCACTCTGCATGTGAAAATTATCTTCTAAAAAGAGAAATGATTCCACAAATTGCATTTGATGAACTTGATGCTGCATGGAAGAAGCATGAAGGAAAAAGTGACTTTACTCAAGATGTTCTTGATAAATGCAAATCTGATGCTGCTCTTATTCTTGCAGAAGTTCCGCAATTTTTAGATGATTCATTCCCAGAATGGCAAGCAATTGACGCTGAACATCAGCTTTATGAACCTATTGTTGGTCATCCACACGCATTTAAAGGATTTATTGACGGAGTAATCAAGTCAAAAGGAAAGCGCGGAGAAACGGTTTATTGGATAATTGACTGGAAAACTTCAGCTCGCGGCTGGTTTAGAGATAAAAGATCAGATCCAATGATGGCTGCACAGCTTGCACTTTATAAGAACTATTGGCATCAAAAGAATCAACAAATTCCTTTTAAAGATGTTCGATGCGGTTTTGTTATCTTGAAAAAAATGGCAAAGCCTGGGCAACATTGTGAACTAATACCCGTATCTTTAGGGGAAGTTCCTATTAATAGATCACTTAAAATTGTGAATAACATGATATCTGCTGTAAAAAAAGGTATTGCAATCAAGAATAGAGATTCATGTCTATGGTGTGAATATAAAAATACAGAGAATTGCACATAGAATACAACTTTTTCTTATTTTTATTACAATATTTGTAATTTGCGTAATATAGGCTCAATGAGCAAAAAGACAATTTTATTACTTTCAGATCACCCTCTTTCGACGAGCGGCGTAGGAACCCAGGCGCGGTGGCTAATAAACGGCCTTATAAACACTGGAAAGTATTCTTTTAAATGTTTTGGCGGAGCAGTTCGCCATGATAGTTATGAAACCGTCGCAGTAAATCCTGATTTTGTAATCAAGCCTACCAATGGTTTTGGAGACAAAAATCTTCTTAGAAAAACATTGGCGCAACTTCGACCTGATGCTCTGATGCTATTTACAGACCCGAGATTCTTTCTCTGGGCTTGGGAAATGGAAGATGAGATTCATCAAATTTGTCCAATTGCTTATTGGCATTTGTGGGACAACCCTCCATATCCAGAATTTAATAGACCGCTTTATGAATCTACAGATCTCATAAATTGTATCAATTATCCAACATATGAAATGATAAAGGAAAGATTTCCTAATAAAACGCATTATATTCCACATGCTGTACCATCAGAGCTTTATAGCCCTCTTCCAAAGCAAGAGGCTGCAAAATTTAAAGCATCGCTTCTTGGGCAACATCGAGCAGATCATTTTACAGCACTTTATGTTTCCAGGAATGCCCGTCGAAAGATGCCAAGTGATATTCTTGTTTCTTGGAAGATGTTTTTAGAAGACCTACAAAAGAAACACGGACATCAAAAAGCAACTTTTGTTATGCATGCAGATCCACTTGATCAAGAAGGAACAAACTTATACAGCGTCATTGATGTTCTTGGAATAAAGGATAGTGTTGTATTTTCAAAGGATCGAATTGGTTTCAATGAAATGAAATTTCTATACAATGTATGTGATACAATTGTCAATAGAAGTGCCAATGAAGGTTTCGGATTACCAATTCTTGAAGCAAAAATGTGCGGAAAGCCAGTTATTTCAATTAAGACTGGTGGACTAACTCGTCAAGTTGAAGACCATGTAACTGGTGAACATTACGGTGTCGCTCTTGATCCAGATGTTAGATCTTTAGTTGGAAATCAAATGGTTCCTTTTATTTGGGAAGATTTTGTATCTCATAGAAGTCTAGCTGATGCATTTATGAAGATGTACGACATGGGTCCTGAAAAAAGAGAAGAGATTGGTCTTCGAGCAGCTGAGCACGCGAAAAGAGAATATGATATGAATAAAGTTGTTTCACTTTGGGATGAAACTCTTACCTCTACAATGAATAACTGGAAAGATGAAAATTTTGACAGAGACTCATGGAAAGTGACTGAACTATGAAAAAAAGAGTTCTTCTTAGAGGACCATCTCTAACAATGAGTGGATACGGTGTTCATACTCGTCAAGTTGCAAAATGGATGCTTTCAAGATCAGATATCGACCCATACTTCCAGGCTCTCCCTTGGGGAGATACACCATGGTTAATTGATAAAAATTTAGATGGTGGTTTTATCGGACAAATTATGGAAAAAACCGTGGACCCATCTGGTGATGTTTATGATGCATCTATTCAGCTTCAACTTCCAAATGAATGGGATACAAAGCTCGCTAAAGTTAATGTTGGAATTACAGCTGGTGTTGAAACAGACAAGTGCAATCCAGAATGGATAAATTGTTGCAATTCAATGACTGCAGTAATTGTTCCTTCAAAGCATACTGAGAATAGTTTTAAAAATACGGGCAATGTAACCGTTCCAATGTTTTTAATACCTGAGTCTTTTTCACATGCTATATCAGAGACAAAAAAAACAAGAGTCGATGAACTTCAATTTTCTACACCTTTTAACTTTCTTCTTTTCGGACAAGTAACTGGAAACAACCCTGAAAATGACAGAAAGAATATTTTTTATTCAATAAAGTGGTTCTGTGAGACTTTTGCACATGATTCTGATGTTGGTCTTATTATAAAGACTAATATGGGCAGAAACACAAAAATTGACAGAAAACTTGTTACTCAAATGCTAAGTACACTATTGAAAGAAGTAAGAAAAAGTTCTCTTCCAAAAATTCATCTTCTTCATGGCGATATGAATGATTCAGAGGTCGCCTCTCTATATAAGCATCCTCAAATTAAAGCATTGATTAGCTTAACTCGAGGCGAAGGTTATGGTTTACCAACCCTAGAAGCTGCTGCTTCTGGTCTACCAGTTATTGCAACTAATTGGTCGGGACATTTGGATTTTCTATCTCATGGAAAATTTATTGATATTGACTACAAGCTTGAAAAAATTCATGCTTCAAGAGTAGACAACAAGATCTTCATGACAGAATCAAAATGGGCAAATCCCATAGAAGAAGACTTTAAGAAGAAAGTTGTCAAATTTAGAAATTCAAATGAAATTCCAGTGAAGTGGGCAAAAGAGCTTAAGGAAAAAATAAGTCAAAAATATTCTTTTAATGAAATTTCAAAATCTTATGATGAAGTTCTAGGAAAGCTTATTACATGATTTTTATTGTTATATTTCTAATGATTATAATTGTTGTTCTTTCAGCTTTTCTTGCTGTCAGCGTTATAAGAAACATTGATATGCTTAATAAACTAGAAGAGATGGGAATTCAAATTGAAGAATCTCTTGATATTTTGGATGAATATCATCAAAAAATAGACATTGCTTCAAAAACTGATGTAATGTTTGACGATCCTGTCGTGAAAAATTTATTAAATGATATTTCTGGTTGCCGAGATGCTGTGCTTATAATTGCAAATAAGCTCTATGGTTCCTTAGATGTTAAAGAAGACAACAAATGACCAATACAAGCATAGAGCCGAAAAACACAACTGCTCCAAAGAAGCTAAAAAGAACAAGAACTAAGATTGTTGATGTTCAAAAAAAGGAAGAAACTCCTGTTGTTGCCGAAATTAAAGTAAAGACCGAAGTAGCTAAAGATGAAATTGAAATACCAGCTGAAGCTGAAAAAATTACTCCTGAACAAGATGCCGAAGCAAAACACTTAAAGTCTAATATAAAATTATATTTCCATGCTGGAACTCAAGATGCAATTGTCTCGTTTCAAAAAGAAACTATAAAAAAAATCAGAGATGGAATTTATGTGAATGACATACTTCCAGCATTTGAAAAATTAGTTGAAAATCTAATTAATATACATAAATTTACAGGTATACATGATTCATATGATGATCTAAAAATTGATTGTGTCAATTTTCTCTTTGAAACAATACACAAGTTTGACTCAGGCAGAGGTACAAATGCTTTTTCATATTTTAATGTTGTAGCAAAGAATTGGCTAATTATCAGAACAAAGCAAAAGGCTCAAAAGCTAAAAAGAAATGTCAGCATTGATGACCCTGCAGGTCTTACATCATACGAAAATATGATAGTTGAAGACTATGGATCTATTCCGTCTCAAGACGATATTCTTGATGCAACATCATCTGTTGAAACAACGCTAAACTTGCTTTATGACATTAGAACAAAGATAAAGACGGAAAATGAACTAACTTGCATAAACTCAATTATTACAATATTTGAAAATATTGATGAAGTTGATCTTCTAAACAAGGGTGCAATACTTCTGTATATGAGAGAATTATCCGGATTAAGCCCAAAACAACTGACCACAACGATGCAATCAATAAAGCGTCATTATAAAAAAATTAAGATTGATGTTAAAAAATCCTGATATTTGTTCACATGGCATCAACTCAAGAAGCTGACATACTAATAGAACAGAAAATTAAAGATTTTTCTGAACTGCTATCACAAATTGATGGCGTCTCTGATAAAAAAAAGAGACTATGGAAAGAAATTTATGAAAATGCAGTAGTTGATAGGCAGAATGCATATGTTCTCTTTACTACTCTTGTTGAAATTGTAGAAGATAAAAGCACAGAACATGCTGTACATGGAAAAGCTTTGTCAACATATATTGAAAGAATGAGCAAAGCAAATGATCAGCTTATTCGCCTTGCCGAATTAATAGCAAAATCAGAATCAAAAGATGCTGAGATTGACCCCGAAGAAATGTTTCGAAAGATTGGAGAGCGATAATCGTGTCTCAGTTTATTAGAATGATAATATTTGACGTTATTTCTGATCCAAATGACTATATTGTCAATGAATTAAATGATAAAAACAATAAAAAGCTCGAATACTGGAAAGATGTATTACAGATCTCAAACATAAAATATGCTAAATCTTTGCCAAGAAATACAATTATAGCAAAAGAGCTGAGAGACAATAATAGCAATTTGATGTTTGTTTTTCCTTTTTTTCCTTCTCATTTATCTTTTCCATGCAAACCAGGAGAAATGGTGTGGGCAATAAAAGAAAACCCAGATTCAATTACAACTGATTTAGCATATTGGTTCTGTAAAATAACTGAACCACATTTTATAGACGATGTAAATCATACTCATGCTCCAAGAATTAATGAAACCTCCATGTTTCCAGGTATAACAAAAATATCAGAAGACTTAGAGCCTTGGTATGAACTTAGAAATGGAAGAACTTTTATAGTTGAAAATATTAGAAAAACAGATATTAATGGAATGTATACGTCTCAAGGTTATCCAAGTGGTTCAAAAAGAGCTGAACAAGTATTTGAAGACCTAGTTACTGAAACAGACGCATCAAAAATAATAGATTATGAAGCTGTTCCGCGCTTTAGAAAAAGGCCTGGAGATATATCAATAGAAGGCTCAAATAATTCACTTATTGTGTTAGGTACAGATAGAACTGGTCCAGTTTCAAATTATATAAAAGCTGATAATAGGCAAAAACCTGAAAAAAATAAAAAAGATTTAAATAAGTCTGCAGGTTCTATAGATCTTGTAGTCGGTAGAGGACAAACTGAAAAAACATCAGCTAAAATTGTTTCCGTAACAAGTATGCAGCTTTCTAATTCTGAGTCAAGAGGAAAAGAGCTTCACAAAGAAATAGGAAAATCAAATAAAGACATCGTTGCTTTTGAAGGCGACCCAGACCTTAAAGAAGACAGAAGCAGAGTCTTGATATCTCAGAGAACTAAAACTGATTTAAATTTTGGATTAGAAGATTACAACAAATCATTTAAAGACAAGGGTCATGATATCTCTGATTCAAAGTCAGGAGATGCTGCAATTGTTATTAAGACTGATAAAATAAGAATTATTGCAAGATCAGATGTGGAAATAATTGTTACAGGAAATGATGTAAAAAAATCTCCTGATGGTCAAGATATTAAGTCTCAAAAAGATGATCATGATGACTGGGCTTCAATTGTTGTTGCAACAGATGGAAGCATAATTTTTAAACCTTCAAAAAAAGGTTATATAAAGTTAGGAAGTGAAAATGCAAGCAAAGCGCTGTTATGCACAGATAAAGATGCCATTGCTAGCAATGGCAATGTTTCATCACCTCCTGTAGCAGATACAATGGGAGGATTTATCGGAACAAGTGAAGCCGGCCAAGGAACGTGGGCTAAAAAGATATTGGTTGACTAATGGGTGGAACATTAGAAAATGCAGGAATTTTATCAGGCGGAAAACTTACTAGTTCTGCAAAGAGCATCTTTGTCAATAGGGTAAAACTAGCTTTATTAACCGGTGCAATACCTTTGCCATTCGGCTCTACTGTTATCTCTGTGCCTACTAGAGATTTTTCTAAAAATATTAATATAAGTGACTCGAGTAAATTCCCAGAATTTCAGAAACTTTGGATTGATGGTTTTTATGAATCTGCTGCAAATTCATTGAATTTCTCTTCTAATTTTGCTATTCCATTGTTTGATCCTGCTGTTCTTGCAGATCAACTTAAAAATGCTGCACCTCCTTGGGCAACTCCATCACCACCACTACCTGTTCCTTTACCTTTACCAGTTGTTTTAGATGCAATCTTAGTTCCACCTATTATTCCAGCCGATCCAAATACAACAGTTGTTAGGGTTTCATATACAGCTTTTGCAACATCACTTGTATCTCCAAAACCACCTTCTCCTTCATTTGACTTGTCTTTACCTGGTGATTTCAATTATTCTCCTTTTGGTGCAATAGACGTAAAGAACAAATTAGGCACTATAATTCCATTATCTTTTTCAAGTGTTTTTGCTTTAATTGCCGCCCAAATTTTACCCAACCCACTAATAGCTACCGGACCAATCCTATTCAGTCCAGTAATTGATTATTCTTTTATAAATTCTATTATTGAAATTTTCAAAAACGGGCCTTTTGATACGCCACCAGTTACTGCTCTTGCAGCAGCAGCAGCATTAGCTTCTGTAATTGCTGAAGCAATTGCATTTTCTGCTTTAGGCACTGTAATTGGTTCTGGACCTATAGTGAAAGCATCGGCAATCTCAAGAGGTTATGTCTGAATATGATATATCTGAACATAATAATTGTCATGCCTGTAGTCTTGCGATGTTATATTTACAATTATGTCGTCTTATAGTTTTAAAAGCGTAGGAAAAACTCAAGAGCAAATAGCGCTAGAGACCTTAAAAGCTACTCAAATTCCTTACGGTATAAAGACGCCACTTCAGCTAGGAACTACTGAAGGTATTCTATCTATGAACTATAGTCTTGAAAGTCAATTTGCAGATAATCTTAGAAATTTATTGCTAACAAATTGGGGTGAAAGGCTTGGAATTTATAAATTTGGAGCAAACTTAAAGCCAATTACAACTGAGCTTGTATCTCAAGATGATTTTGACAATGAGGCAATAGCAAGAATAAAAACGGCCGTTGAAACGTGGATGCCTTTCATTGATTTAGAAGATTTCTCTTCTACTACAGATAGAAATGAAAATAAAAATACAGCAACCATTAAGATTACAATTTCATATAATATTTCAGCACTTCAAGTTAAAAATAAGCGTCTTCAAATAGTTTTATATGCAATTTGACGATACTTTTTATTTATTATTGATAAATTTAGGAAAAAATGGCATCAAATGACAACAATACAGCTCTAAAGAATATACGTCAAAGAAATTATCTTGCAAGAGACTTTGATGGATTTAGAACTGTTATTCTAGATTATGCTAGGCAATATTACCCAGATAGAATTCAAGATTTTTCTGAATCATCTATGGGAGGTCTGTTAATGGATATGGCTGCCTATATCGGTGATAACATGTCTTTCTACATGGATCATTTGTATGGAGAGCTAAACTATGATACGGCAACAGAGACCAATAATATTGAAAAAATAATAAAAAATGCAGGAATTCCTATAGTGGGATCATCTCCTGCTCTTGTTTATGTTGATTTTTATATTGAAGTGCCTGTTCTTGAAGACGGAAATTTAACTCCTGATCCTTCTCTTTTACCAACAATTTCAGCAGGTGGATTAGTTAGATCAGACTCAGGAATACAATTTTCTCTTGTAGAAGATGTTCAATTTTGGAATTTAGATGTTTCAAACGGCTTAATATCTGTTGATAAAAATGTATTAATTACAAATGGAAGAAAAATAGGCGGAAATATTGTTTCAAAAATTCTTAAGAAAAGCGGACTTTGTAGCTCAGGAACAGAAACAACCGAAAGCTTTTCTTTAAATAGTTTTATACCGTTTAGAAGACTAACTCTTTCTCGAAAAGATGTTACTGAAATAATTTCAATAATTGATGGTTTTGGAAATTCATACTATGAAGTTGACAGCCTTTCAAATGACGTTGTTTATAAAAATGTTCTTAATGTATCAGGAAACAATGCTTTAGTCAAAGATGCTCTAAAAGTAGTTCCTGCTCCATACAGATTTACAAGAGAAATGTCTCTTGGCAATAGAAGTACAACTTTAACACTAGGTGGAGGAACGGCTAACAGTCTTGAAGATGACGTTATCCCAGATCCTTCAGAATTTGCAATTGCTCTACCATATTCGCAGACTTTCTCTAGAGTATCTATTAATCCTCAAAAAATGTTAAAAACTGCAACGCTTGGTGTTGCTGCATCAAATACATCGCTTGCTATAACTTATAGATACGGAGGAGGTCTCGAACACAATGTGCCTCCTAAGTCCATTAGAGATACTTTAAATATATCGATGATATTTCCAGAAAATCCATCAACATCTCTACAGTCACAAGTAAGAGGAAGTCTCGAAGTATCAAATCCTAAAGATGCGGCTGGCGGCGAGGATCCACCGACAACAGACCAACTTTTAGCACTTGTACCTTCAGTCAAAAATTCACAAGAAAGAATTGTAACAAAAGAAGACTTAATGGCTCGAGTGTATTCAATGCCAAGTAACTTTGGAAGAGTTTTTAGAGCTTCTGTTTCAAAGAATCCAAACAATCCTCTTGCAGCTCAACTATTTATAGTTTCAAGAAATTCAAATCAGGAGCTAATATCTTCACCTGATGCACTTAAGATAAATCTTAAAAGATATCTAAATTCTTATAGAATGATTTCAGATGCAATTGACGTTTTAGACGCTGCAATTATTAATTTAGAACTATATTTTCAAATTGTAGCAGATCCTGCGCTCAATAAGAGCACGCTTTTACAAAGCATAATATCAGATCTTCAATCTTATTTTAATGTAAAGAATTTTCATATAAATCAACCAATAGTAATGTCTGACATTATTAGTATAATTTTCTCTAAACCCGGAGTCATAGCGGTTGATAAGATACAGTTCAATAACATGTATGGCACAGTAAAAAACAAGCAATATTCACCAATTGCTTTTGATGTTCAACTTAATACTAGAAATCAAATTCTTTATCCACCTACAGGTGCTATATTTGAAGTCAAATATCCGGATATAAACATAACAGGGAAGGCAGTTTCAAATGTATAAATCTCTTCCAGCCGATAAAGATTCATATGTTACAAATAAAATTGTTAATTCAGTTCCTGTTGTTTCGTCAAACATAGGTCTTGCAGCATCTCTTGACTTGTTCAAGCTTTATGGAGTTACAAAAACAAACAATATTAAAAATACTGAATTATCTCGTCTTTTAATTCATTTTGACTTACAGCAACTAAAAGATGACGTATCTTCAGGGCTTATTGATGTCAATGATTCAAGTTTTTGGTGCAAAATTTCGCTTAAAGATGTCTTTGGAGGTCAAACAAATCCAGTCAATTTTAATGTCGACTTATACCCACTTTCCGCTTCTTTTGAAGAGGGTTCAGGAAAAGATTCGTCATATTATTCAGACAAAGATTCGTGCAACTGGTTATCATCTTCATTTGGTAAAGAGTGGTTCTTGCCTGGTTGCAATCTTTCAACAGCTGCTTCTTCACCTGGAGATTATATCACTGGATCAGCATCTTTTGTAACAACCAAATGTACGCAATTTTTTAAATCTGGAACAGAAGATCTTCTAATTGATGTTACAAAAATATTATCTTCAACTTTGTCAAAAGAATTACCTGATCAAGGTTTTAGGTTATCTTTTGCATCACAACTAGAGACAGATAACAGAACTTATTTTGTTAAAAGATTTGGAAGTCGCCACGCTTATGATGAAAGCAAAAGACCTCAGCTCGTTTACGGCTACAATGATTCAATAAATGATGATACTCTAAATTTAGTCTTTGACACTTCGTGCAGTATAAATCTCTATAATTACGTGCAAGGTCAAGTTAAAAATATTGTTTCATCAAGCTCTGAGATATCAGGAAATAACAGTCTAACCTTTAAGCTTTCAACAGAATACCCAAGTGGAAGCTATGACCTTTATTACTCTGGATCACAATTTTCAAGAGGAATAAATCATGTTACTGGTGTTTATAGCTCTACAATTGTAGTTCCTTCAAATGACCCGGTTATTTCTTCAAAAATATTGGAATCAGGTTCAGTAAAATTTCATACTCAATGGGTTTCAAATGATTTGTCTGTTGTCTATTCGACAGGTGATGATGTTATAGTTAGAAAACCAAATAGAACGTCTACGTCACAAAGTTCTTCAAGGTTTCAAGTCAGTGTTACAGGTGTTCAGAATGCCTACCTTAAAGGAAATAATCCAAATTTTAGAGTTAACATATTTGATAAAAATACTCCTTTAATAAAAGTTGTAAAGCTACCTGTTGATCTTCCAGGTGTTGTCCTTAAAAATGTTTTTTACAGCATAAGAGATACTGCAACAAAAGAAATTGTTGTTCCTTTTGACGACATAATGAATTCAACAAAAGTATCTAGTGATGCTTCAGGAATGTTTTTTATTCTCTATACTTCTCCTCTGTTGGTTGGAAGAGTGTATATAGTTGATATAATGTTATCTTTGAATGGCAGTAAATTATTTTTTCCCAGTGCTTCTACATCATTTAGAATAGATTAAGAGAAAACTCGAATGTCGACGAGATCAAAACAACCATATACGCCGGCATGGATGCGTGCTTCGCAGCTTGATGCAAGACCTGTTCAGATGAATTATCAGGATGCAAATCTTGATAATACAAATTCAAGAGATTCAGGGTCATTTAAGTATGATCCACTTAGTTACCCACTAAAGAATACGCAACAACTAAATGTTGATTGGTCAAAATTTGAAAATCATACTTTTTTCTCTTCAGCAGAAGTAAAAGTAAACGAAGCATTTAACAATATTATTAATAGCTTTCCTTTTGATGGATCAAAAAAAGAAGTTGAATCATTTTTAGAGAAAATCAATGGTTTTGAAAAATGGGTATTTGATAATTTTCCAACATGGTCAGGTGCTCTTCAATTTTCAGGTACTAAAGTTGGAGAGGATCCATCAAATGGATATCTTGCAAATCTTGGAACATGGATTTCTGTAAAAGATAAAACTGGTTTCCTGTATCCTGAATTATCAAAAAATTCGCTTGGTGATCCCGTTATAACTCCAAATCCCGACAAGTCATTTACAATAGAAGCTCAATTGTTCTTACCGACAATTGCAAATGATAGTCAGGTAATTTTGCAGAAAATTTCATCAGAATCTGAAGGTTTTTCTCTTTATCTTGAACCTACAGTTTCAACAATATATGCAACAGCTAGTTTATGCATAACTTCTGGATCTTTTAGAAATAAGGTAACTACAATTCTAAGCAAAGGATCTTATAATCATATCTGTGCAACAATAAATAAAGAAAACTCAGATTCACAAAATTATTTGCAATTCTATGTCAATGAAGCACTAGCAAATCAAAGCATTAATTCAGTTAATATCAGAAAATTAAATATTGATGCAGTAGATCTTTTAATTGGCTCAGGATCTTCTTTTTATTCTATGGGAAACCTTGTTGTGCCATCTCAAACGCTAAGCGGAACACTTGACGAATTAAGAATATTTCATTCTGCAAGAAATGAAAGCCAACAGCGCACAAATGCTACGCGGGGTCTATATTCAATACCTGAGTTAAAGTTATATTACAGATTTAATGAGCCTCCTCCGCCGCTATCTTTGTTTTCACCAAATGACGCTGTAAATGCCGTTGTTCTTGATAGTTCAGGAAACTCTTTACACTCTACAATTATGAACTTTACAGGAAGTCTGAGAGTTGATGCATCTCTTGACACTTTAAATCCTGTTAAAAATGAAAGACAAGAATTCAAAAAAATTCTATTTCCAGCCTCACCAAACATAATGAACCTAAATGAAACATTGCTTGCAACAGCAAAAAGCTATGATGCAGCAAATCCAAACATTATTCTAAAACTTATTCCTCAGCATTATTTGCTTGAAGGAGCATCACAGGATGGATTTGAAAACATAGAAGGAAATTCAGGAGATGCATATGGTGGATCAGGAATACCTGGGCAAGGTCAAAAAGGTTCAGCTCAAATAATTCTTTCTTTCCTCTATATTTGGGCAAAATTTTTTGATGATATTAAGTTGTTTATTGATGCATTTGGAACTCTTAGAACCGTTGATTACGATACAATTGACACAGTACCTGACAATTTTCTTGAAGACATAGTGAGAAGCTATGGATTCTATATACCGCCGTTCTTTAATAGTTCAACTATTGCTCAATATTCAGAAGCCGAAGATATCGATGGATATACAACTTCGTCAGATGAAAATCTTCCTCTAAAGAAATTACAAGCTCTAATTCTTAGAAGAATTCTTGTAAATATACCTCAAGTTATTAGGTCAAAAGGAACACAACATAGCATTAGAACGTTCCTTAGGTCTGTAGGAATAGATCCTGACAATAGTCTAAAAATTAGAGAATATGGCGGAAGCACAACAAAGTCTCTAACAAATTCAAGAGAAAAAAAGATGGAGTTAGGTGCAATGATCGATTTTATCGGTTCTTCACTTGTGTCAACTCCTTATTTGTCTTCTTCAAGACTTGAACCTGGTTTTCCATTGCCAGCAGGAAGCTTTTATCATGACTCATTGGGTAATAATCTAGGAACAACAAATCTGTCGGACGGCCTATTGACTTCAGGATCATGGACTGTAGAAGCTTTATATAAATTTCCAAAAAATAAATTAAATAACACTGTAAATCAATCTCTATTTAGAATGCTTGTTACAGGAAGTTCATTAAATTCACACCCTGGTCTTCTTGTCAATGTTGTTGCAACTCAAAAGAAAAAGGGAGTACCTGCTCAAATAAAAGCCTATGCTCGGTCGGGAATGAGCTCTGCTTCACCTGTTCTTTCCATGTCTTTAAATTTGCCTGGATTAGGCATTTTTGACGGTGACAAATGGAACATTTCTTTTGGTCATAAAAGATCTGATGAAATTGGTTTGGATTATCTTTCATCTTCATATTGCCTTAGAGCCGGGAAATCAGAATGGGGTGACTTAGTTTTTATAGATCAGACAGAGACTTTTTTCAATGAGCAGGCTGCATCTGAAGGAAATGCATTTAGAACAATATCTTCAACTTTAAATGCATCAGGAACATTTGTAAGCATCGGTAACAATCAACAAATAAATTCTAGCGCAGGATATTCTTTCTTAAATGATACAACTTCAGTTTCAGATAATATAGCTAGAACTTCTGACTTTATAGGGTGGGCTTCAAATTTTAGATTTTGGTCAAAATTTGTCAATGACGAAGAATGGAAAGAGCATGTCAGAAATTACAAATCTACTGGTGCTTCTGATCCATTCGTAGAATATAACTTTGTCAAGAATATATCTGGTTCTTACAATAAACTTAGAATAGATTCTCTGTCAAAACAGATAGATAGAAATGCTGACTCTTTAGGAAACATATCTTTCGTCGACTATAGTCAACATAACATGTTCTTGTCTGGGACAGGATTTGTTACAGGATCAGAAGTTGTTATTGGAGACATGTTTAGCTACGGCTATCTCTCTCCTGCTTTTGATGAAGCATCAACAGATGACAAAATAAGAATTAGAAGCTTTGAAGACCCTGTTCTAATCAATGAAAACCCATGGGCATCATCAGTACCTTCGTATGCTCATAGAAGTGCCTTTGCACAAGAAGAACCTGTAGACGATGTTAGACTATCAATCGAATTTTCTTTAGCAGATGCTCTTGACAGAGATATCATTAATATGTTCTCATCATTTGAAGTTATAGGAAATGCAATCGGAAATCCGGACCTCATGTTCTCTCCAGACTATCCAGATCTAGAAAATCTAAGAGATGTTTACTTTAATAGACTCTCAGAAAAAATGAATTTTAGAAAATTTCTAGAATTTTATAGATGGTTTGACGGATCTATTTCATCGTTTATAGAACAGATTGTTCCTGGCAAGACAAAATACAAAGGAACAAACTTTGTTATAGAATCTCATATTTTAGAGCGTCACAAGACGGAGTATAGACATAGTGAAAACTACATGGGCGATAAACAGGTTATCAACGATAGTTTATTGGTGCAACAGATTGTTGGATCTTTAAAGAAATATTAAGGTTTTCCTATGACAGATTCTTCAGAACCTTCACAAAAACCAAAGTCAAATGACAGAGGTTTTAAAAAAGACATATCTTTTATATCAATTGATTGTGATGAAAGCTATTTTTCAACAAAAGAACAGATTAGACTAAAAGATACTTCTTATTTTGTTGATCGATCAATTGCAAGAGCAGTTTCTGGATCGATTAATGTCGCGGGACTCTTTGGAAGAGGACAAACTAGAGCAAAATCTTCAACTACTCCAAAGAGTCACAATTATCTTTCATCGTCTGTAAATCTAGATTCTTATAGAAATGGTATTGAAATTACTAATTTTAATCATTGGATTGCAGGAACAGTCAAGATATCAGCAGGAACTCCTGGTCACTTAATAAAACCACTTTGCCTTGGCGTCAGCGAAATAAGCGTCGTTGATAAAGATTACTATCAAGAAATTGACATATTCAATCCAATTTACTTTATTGGATTACAAGAAGAAGATAAACCTATTGAGAACATGATCACATTTCCTATTGTGACTAATGATTCAAATCAGTTAGAAAATTATATTCTCAACGGCATCATAGAGCCATTTCCAATTAGACCTATAATTTCAAAATTTAGCATTAACGTTCCCTTTGAGCCTCAAGGAGTCAGAGGACAATTTGGAAGCGGAAATTCAACAATGTTCTTGGCTTCAGATTATATTACATCTGTAGATTATTACGAACCAACAAGACAGAACAACAATGTGTTCTTGGATCTTGGAGAAGACATAACAATGCAAAATGACGAGGGAGATGTTGTTCGTCATTTAGGTTCAAGCATTTTTTACTTTAATGACGGAGTAAATTATTTAGCTCCTTTTGAAGATAAAGTTCCTCCACGAGGCACAGATACAACTTCAAATTATACTTCTGACTTAATTGAAGTTGTAAACAAAATGCGCGGACAGGGAACAACCTATATTTCAAAAAAAGAAAAATCCGCATCAACGGGATTTATGTATGATAACATCAGCCAAAATGGTACAGATTCAATAGCTTACGGAGGCTTAACTTACTGATGTCAAGAAGAAAGATACTTCCAAGAAGAGAAGTTGCAAGATATGATTCAGTAGATTTTGCATCAAAACAAGACATTGTTTTTAATGATCAAAAAACAATGAATTTTGTCTCAGGCGTAATCATGGATATGCCATCTGGGCTTCCAAGAAATTATGTTACAAACAATAGAAATGCATACAGAGGAGTAGAAACTCTTTCAGACTTATTTGCTTATCCTGGCGGAAATTCATCATACGATCTATTAATGACTGAATTATCTGGTGTCTTTGTCACAGGAACGCTTAAGCCTGGAAGATATGAACAGGTTTCTGGAATTGACCCTTTTTATAGTTCTTCTTCAGATGCATTTAAAGAGGTTAACCAACATGAACAAGGAAATTTTTTAGATTCATTTTATGCAACAGGATCTGCTGGATCAATTGGTGAACCTGGGAGCTTTTCAACTGGATTGATGAACAAGACACAGATTAGAATGTCTTTTCCAGTAAATCAAAAGACAAAGATGTTGTCAAATAGTAGTAGCATCTACTATCTAAATATAAATCAAGGACAGTGGAATATACCTGCTACGGCACAACATGATATTGTTGGTCCATTTGAAAAATTCTGTTTTAAGACTATTGATTACGCTGGAGGAACTATAGGCGGGCTTGCAACAGAAGACAGATTCGGATTTGACTGCTTTGGAAATGTATGCATTTCTGGAAGTAATGATCCACATAGATATGCAATTAATGCCACTAATCTTATTCAATCAACAGATTGGGTTGGGAAAGAAATTAATTCGATAAATGGTGTTGAAATTTCAACAGGTGATTATCCTAAAAGCATCACACGAAATAGTGATTATGATGCTTCATCAAATGAGACATTTGAGTTACCTATAGACAGACCCTTTTTAATTGAAAAAGTGGTATTTGAAATACCGTTCATGTTTGGATCAAGTTGGTTTTTTGATAAAACAATCATTCCACAAACAACATCTTCTGGTAACAACTACACATATATGGGAACGGCTATTGAACCTCCTGGGTATTATGTTGGGTTCTATGATGCAGGAGGGCCTGGGATTACATTATCTTTAATGTCACAACAACCTTACGGGTCTTTAAAGATTAGAGACATAGTGTGTCATGATCTAATAACTCACTCTGATGATTTGATAAAAGATATATTTTGCTACGCTACACCTGATGATCATGCCCCTACAATAGTTTTGACTTCAGGTCAAGAAGAAAACAAAGAAGCTGCTTCTGTCTCTTATGTAGCTGATGCAGATCCTAATAAAAGATTTTTTACGGGAAGTGTTCAAATTAAATCCACTGCAGGAATTTCCAATGGATTTTTATTTAAATCTTTTGATGAATTTTACGGAATGAACACTTCTGACTTAATTAGTAAATTTGACATTTTTATGCAAAATAAATTTGTCAAATGGAATTCCAATAATACTTCTGTTCTTTCTTCTAATTGTGTGGGTCGAGGATTGACCGGATTTGAACCAAGTGGGAATTCAATATTTGGAAAAGAATTTTCAATGATAGACCCGACTAGAGCAGTCGAAAATATAAAAAATCCTTATTATGTTTCAAGTTCAACAGAAAGAGAGATCTTTGTCACCAACATGGCGACCAAATTAGCAAGTTTTCCCTCTGAAGATACTTTCTTACTTTATACACAATCATTTGCTGGGAATAAAAACCCGTCACCATACCTTGTATACCCAGGACAAAAATTAATATTGGCAGCTTCAAAGACAAGGCCCGCCCTAAAAAATATAAAAGTTGATTTTCCTGATGCAGGATCTTTACTTGTTGGTCGCGGCACAATACTTTCTTCTTCTTACTTTTATGATCTTAAGAACGCCGACGGCCATGATGTTCAGTTCAACACGGGATCTATCAATATTTCTTTTTATGGGTCATATGTAAAGTCAAATAGAGAGTTCATGACATGAGTCACACAAGAAACTTACGTTTCACAGATGCAGTTAAAGACGTCATTGGCAATGAACCTGTATTAGA